ATAATAGACATATATTACTTTCTAGAAAAGTATATTTTCGCATACTAAATAAACAATCTTAAAGAAAGATCCAAATTATTATGAAAATAGAAGATGACGAAATACATGATATTATTTTAGAAGTTACGGGTTATAACATCTCTAATAGATATTTAGAATTCTATCCTAATCTAGCCGTAACAGCTACCCGCTTTTTAGATGTAAAGCTCCTAAAAACCTTCAGTATGGATGAGGAGCATCTTTTAATAGAGGAGGTGAACAAATTCGTATCTATGGAAAATAGGATGAATATTGTAAAAGACTTCTTATTAACTTTCAATATTGATACTGTTGGCTCTAATCCGGAGAGCTCTAAAGTATTATTAGAGCTTATTGAAATAGTAGAATGGGACGATTTTAATAGAGAAAAAGATGCTTTATTAGCGAAAATTAGTTTTGATTTGAGTTCCATTAAAGACGGTTTAGATAACGAACTGAAAACTCTAATTAAAGTACCAGAAACTTTAACGTCACTAGAGATTCAAAATGATATTAAAACATTTACCGGTATATGTATTTCTATTTTTGATATAGAAAATCATAAAGAATTTAGAAACAGCATGTCTACTACAATACCTAATGTTTTAAATGCTAAAACGCGCGGAAATGCGTTAGTAGATCTTCATCATACCGTGGGTCAATTTACATCTATTGTAAATAGAAGATGCTTAATTACGAAACAGATAGATTCTCTATACTTTCCATTGAAAAATCCAAAGAATTTATTACAATGGGAAAAGGATATTAGATTGCTAATAAATATTAGCAGTTGGGATAGTTTTAATATGGGGAGAGAAATTACGATTAAAAAAATAGAAAGTACAATTATGGATAGAACCGCCGATACGGAAAAAGAGAAGGTGCCGCTTCAAAAAGTGGATTTTAAAGATTTAGAACAATATATTTTTGATGTGGCAGGTATTCTAATATGTTCTAACGATATATTTTATAGTGCATCTTTAACTAAGATAGTTACAGAATTCTCACAATGTGATAGAACTGAATTTGGTGACGAGTTATTTTCGGACCGTATTAGAAAATTTATTAGTAGTGTTAATAATAAACGCGGTTTTGTTGGTGTAGACCTAGGCAAGATTGAGAATGTTCCATCCGAGTTGGTTGAAAAAGGCTGGGAGATTTGTAAAGAACCTGATTGGATAAATTTTAATTCAAAAAGAGAGGAACTTTTAGAGGAAATCAAAAGAGCCAAAGAAAGTCCGTATAGAAAGTATTCAACGAGCGACATTAGAGAAGCAATATCCGCCATCCTAGGTATTGTTATTCCAATTAGGGATATTGTTAATAGTCCAATGTTAATTAAAAAAACGCAGAAAGCGTTACGACTGGAAAGTGCTGATAATAAAGAAGAGTTGAGAGAATATGTTAATAGATTTACTACTGACTTGGGTAAACGAAGGATGCTAATTAATGAAGATATTCTTAAATATAAAATTAATTCCGAATCACAAAATTTTCTTCAAAATATTAGCACCTCGTTAAGTTGGGATGAATTTTGTAAACAGAGAAAAGCTATAATAAATGGAGCGAATAGTATGAACAATTCGGAGAGTTTTCTAGAAATTATTAAAGAAAAATTGGAACGATTAAATAGTAAAATTGAAGTAACTATAGTGAATCCAGAATTTTTAACTGTAAAGTTAAATAGAGTTTTTAATGGATTCGCGAAAAATGGAGAATTATCTTCCGAGATGAAAGACTTTTTATGGTAGACCTAACGGTCCTTGTTCAGAAAGACAGTTCAGACAAGATCATGAAGATAAAAATACAATAGCGTTAAATGTCAATGGAGCTATAGGCAAAATAATTTCAGAAATTATATAACACAATAGGAGAACTATCCTCTACTGGATAGTTCTCCTAACATTATATATATATAATAAAATTATTTTTTTTCTTAAGGAGAATCATGCCAATAACAAACGTCGATTCGATACCGGATTCGTATGATGAGATGATATCAGCCTATATCGCTATATCCCCTAATATAGCAGAATATTATGTTGGGGAGCAATTTAAGCTTCTAGTTAGAGAATGTAAAACGATCGCTACACCTCAGTTTATTTGTAATAATCTAACATCTCAGATTACAGCTGAGTTGGAAGAGATGGGTATTTCATTTGAAGAGAATCTAGATATGATTTATGAAAATCTCCACACTACTTCACTCTTGTTAGTTTTAAGAAGACTTTTTGATGTGAGGCTCTTTTGCACATTCTATAATAGAACAAGTGAAGAAGTCAGATACCATATAGTAGCTATTTTAGAAAATGCCAATCCAGACGATATGGCTATTGAAATAGTAGAGTTTCTTCATAGTAGATTTCCATCTAATGATAATCTAGAGTTTATTATAGATAGAAAAGATCTTTTTATTTCTACTGATGAGTTTAGACCTTATCTTAAAGAACTTATTAACCTCACTGAAAGCAAATTAGATAATGCTGAGACTATTGAAGAATGTTTAATAACACCAATAACCGAATTTACTACATATCTCAACACCCATAAAGCTAATGTTGTTTTTGCTGTTAAATCAATAATAAGAGAAGAAGAAGATCTCAATATTAAATTCTTAACAGATGAACTTACTAGATACGACAACGATCTTTTAGCTACTGACTATTTTAATTTCTTATCTATAGTGTATGATAAGAATAGAATCTTAGAATTATACCAAACCGATATTTTTAAAAAACATCTTAAAAGGAGTAATCACCATTTAGACTTCTATAAAGATACAACACCAACTAAAAGTGAATTAGTTTTAATAGTTTCCGAGTTGTTTGCCATGGCTATAGATTTTAAAAAACCAACATCGACTTTTATTGAAATGATTTCTAAAAAAATGATTTTTGATAGTTCTATAAATATTGAAATTAAAAGATTAATAACTTTAATACCTGTAGGGGATAATTATGGATCAGAAACTACTACCTAAAAACATAAAGTCTATTATTTTTTCCTTAACCGATAAGTTTGTAAATAAATCTTTCCTTTTAACTTTATTCTCTACGACCACCCTACCAGTCTTAGATTTTAAATTGACTATAGAAACATACACGGCACTCAAGTCCGGACGGACTTTTACAATACAGTCAGATAATGCTTTCTATATAATCAATAGCGATTCTCCTAAGATATCGGATATTGTAGTTTATACTCTAGATGGTAAGGTAACTTACATTAAGGACTTTAAGCAGAATACTCCTATTTTTAATCTGGTCGATCAAGTCACTATAGAGCCTGGAGAAATAATAAATTTCAAAAACGATAAAGCTGAAAAAGTATCTTTAGGGAGAATATTACTTAACCAAGTAGTTTTAATAGATGCCTTTAAAGACAAAATAGAGTTCTTTAATAAGCCTTTTAATATAGGAGATGTTGAGAGTGAGGTTGCTTCTAAACTATTAGATAGAAGTATATCTATGGATGAGTATAATCTTTTTATGAATCAAGGATTTTATCTTCTACATTTTTCAGAATTAAACGTTCCATCTTTTACTGAGAAGAGCTTAACTACTTTCCCTGGAGTAAATGAATTTAAAAAAGAACTTTTTGAAAAACATAAAGGGGACTTAACCAACCCTCTAGTAGCAGCTAAAATAGGGGATGCCTTAATAGCTAAGGATAAAGAATACCTTGAAGGAGATCCATCTACTGGGTTTTATAACGCTGCTGGTAAAAAAGCTTATGCTATTGCTAGAAAGAAAATGTATTTAAATATTGGCGGGATAGAATCTTTCGATAAAGATTTAACGTCATTCAATTTCTTAAAATATTCATTATCTCAAGGGTGGGATAAAGAAGACTTCCCAACTATTTCTAATGAGATTAGAAAAGGATCTTTCGGTAGAGCCACCGCTACGGCTAGAGGTGGGGCTATGACTAACTTCATGTTAAGAGTTTTTCAAGATACTGAAATAAGAGAGAAGAACTGCGGAGTTAAAAAAGGATTAGAATTTATTCTAGAGAAAGATTTAACTGATAAGTTCTTCGGAAGGTATATGATAGAAAACGGAGAACTCGCTAAAATAACTAAAAAGAATTATGCTTCGTATATCAATAAAAAAATAATACTTAGATCTCCAATGTATTGTCTTACGGTAGATGGATTTTGTGAAACATGTTGCGGAGAAAACTTCGCAGCTTTAGATCTAAAAGCAGTTAATATGGAGATGGTAAATCTGACTAGTACATTCTTAACGCTCGAAATGAAGGCTATGCATGGGGTTGCTCTCACTTATGATGCAATAGACTTTGAAGAATATTTTATTTGAGGTTTTAAATAACTATGTTCTAATATAATATAACTAGGGAGAAATAAATATAAACACTATAATATATACATAATAATTATAAAAGGAAATTTCACATGGCTCCCAAAAAACCAGTACTCCCCGTTGATAAAAAACCCATAGATGTTTCACCAGAAAAAACTATCGTCGATCCGAACACGGCTGAAGTTCATAAACAGCTATTAGAATATAAAATTTTATGCGAAGCTTCAGATAATGAAGAGAACATGCGTTTAAGAGTAAGGCAGTTTAATAAGATTATAAGATTTGCTTTATATTCAGAAAGCGAAATGGTTTTAGATCATTTGTTGGAATTCTTCACTAAAGAAAGACATGGATTAATGTCTGAGAAAAGAGCTTTAGTTTTAACTAGATCTCTATCTAAAGTAGACAGAGATATCTATGGATCTTTTTATGCAGTATTAGCTGAACTTGTTGATTGTAAGAAATCAGGAAAAGCGTTTATTCTTAAACTAGAGAATATCAATAAAGCTATTCCGTATAAGCATGTAATGAGTTTTATAGCTAGACATATCAGATAAAGAACTACTTTAAGTAGATCATATAATTTACAGATAATAACATGTTTCTCCAAACAATAGTTATCTTCATTCTACAGTATCTGCCTGACGTGGGTGGATACTGTAGAATATTTATTTATTTTTACCATATTATATAAACTTTCATATCATATTTAATTTCATAAGGAGAAGACAAATGCAGGAACCAAAGGAAAGTATAGAAAATAGTGAATTATCTTTTATGGATAAAGAGGCTATAGGTATGCTCGGAAAACTTCAAGACATTATTAAAGAACACGGACTTTCAGAACCTATCTGCAAAATGTGCGGGTGTGTTGGGAATGCTATAGAGGTGCGTAACGTTGAAGACTTCCCGAAAGTTAAAGAAGGTCTGATGCATAGATTGCTAGGGATAAAACCGGGTGAGGAAATACATGAAGTTTTTAAATCAGGTAAAGCGCTAGCTGAAGCCTTACTTAAAAAAGTACCAGCCAGCGAAGCGATGAAGATGGTTAATTTTGCAGCTAATGTGAGTAAAACAGCTGCTGGTGATGTTTTCAGAGAAGCTAGGAGCCATCTTGAAGCTATAAGATCAAAGAAATAATATTTTTAAAAACTTGAATTGATTTTCAGAAATATATTATTATACTGAGAGAACTTAGTTCTCTCAGTATAATAATCTTTATTTGAAGGAAAAAAATGAGAAAAACATTAGATCATTTAGGCTTTCCAGAATTTTATATGGAAAGTTCTAGTGGAGAATTATTCCATGAAAACGGATGGAGAGAAGAACTTATAGTGGATTCTAAAGGATATAGATTTTATAACTTAAAAAGAAAGGGCGGACCAGTTGAAGCCATTGCGCATATTAGTATCTTTAGGGATTTATTTGAGGAAAATTATCTTTTTAAATACGATAGGGAATTTAAGACATTAGAGCAATTTAACTATCCTAATTATAAAATAACCAGAGACGGAAAGCTATATAACAATAAGGATAGACGTATTGGTAAAATTAACTCCGGAATAAATATAGAAGGAAATATTATTTTTCCTGAAGGAGATTTACTAAAGAGAATTGTTTTTGAAAACTATATTGAAGATTTTCCAAAAGATACCGTGGTGAGATTCTCGGATATTCCTAAACTTTGGAATAAAGAATGCGAATATTATAAAAAGATTATTAAAAGAAAGTATTATCTTCTAGAAAACTATAGTGTAGTTAAGGATATCGGAATATGGAGTCATAGAAATTATAAATTCTTAAAGATAATAAAAGATAATCGGGAATATCCAATATGTACGTTTTATGTGAATTCTAAAAATTTTACATTAAGATATCATAATATAATCTCGGACGCGTTTTTAACTTCCAATGAAAACAACTATCCGATAGTGGAACATTTAGACGACAATAAAGCAAATTTTAAATTAAGCAATCTTAAAAGAAGTACATATAAAGAAAATTCTATATCTTCAAAAATAAACGGTAAAACATTATTAGGAGAAAATCATCCAGCTAGCAAACTTACAGATCAACAAACTCGAACGATTAAGTCGATTTTAAAAATGACAGATAGATATAGCGTACGGTATAGCGCTATTGCTGAAACTTTTAAAGTCTCCAAGAGCATTATTAGAGATATAGACGTCGGTAGAGTTAGAAGTCATATTACTATTTAGCTGTATCTATAGAGCTTAATTGCTCTATAGATACAGGTTTTAATTTTTTCATCCAAAAAATAGAAATATATTATTATCTCGAAAACAAAACATTTAATAAAAAATAAAGGAATAGTAAAATGAATAATACAACAATACCGTTAGAACAGCAGAGCCGAACAATCGTTATAGCTAGAAAAGGTCAATTCAAACTAAGCTCATTGGCTTTAAAGAAACTTGGAATGACTCAAGAAGAAGTTCAGAGAATGCCTAGAGATAGTGCAAAGCTTGTGGCTTTAGTAGAAGTTTTAGGAAGAAAAGTAAATTCAGGGTTGAATGAAATATCTATCACTTCTAATACACCTATTTGGGCAAAGTGGGAAGTTAAACCTCATACTGAACATGGTGGATTCGAAACTATAATAAGAGATTACTGTAGTGAAAATAGTAACGAAAAGATCGAGAAAGTTTATATAGACGATAATAACATTTTAGATTTCGATGAGTTCGAAAGATGTAAGGATAGGGGTGATGGGCGTAGTAGAGTGCCTGAATGCGCTCCAAGAAACGCCTTATCGTTTGACGACATAGTATCTCAACCTACACTTATGGCAAGCTTTACTCCCAGAGCTGACGAGCGTAGATCTACATTAGGAGAAACCATATATCAGGGCGTGGATAACGATACTGGTTCTGAAATGATCGACTCTGAAGAACTACAATCTCTTAGAAATGAGAGAGATAGTCTTAGAGACGAAGTATGCGATCTAGAAGCCGATTTGGCATGCGCTCGCAGTCACGAAGCTCCAGTATTATGTGATAATAATAATATTGAAATAGATAACTTAGTATCCGATATTAAAACTATTACTGAAATTAACGCTAAACAGGCAGCTGAGATTGTTGACCTTAAAGTAGAAAATGCTAGAATATTAGATGCTGCTGATGAGATAGCGTGTGAGTTAGATAAACAAAGTAACCCTGACGATATCTCTGACGAGAAAGAATCAGTTAAACCTCTAGAGTCAGAACCGGTTCAACAACCTAAGGTTGGGCTTTTCAGAAGATTCTGGAATTTATTTAAATTATTGTTCTGCCTTTAGATAGCGAAACGCTTACTCTTCCGCAAGGATGATTTATTGGTAATATGAAATATTTGGAACTAGGCTTATAGCTAGTATAAAATTATCTATGAGAACAGTTAGAACTGTATAAAATTCAACTCTATATTACCTATAATGCGAAAAGGATTAGAAGACCTTATTGCTAGGATGATTTTTTAAACAAATCTGACACTGGTCAGTGTTGTTTCTACTATTCCGATAATTCGCCATCTAAAATTACCTCACCAGATCCATTGAATTGTTGAGCGAGAAGTTCTTCAAGATCGACCGATATGTTATTTAAAGTATTGAGACTTCCGAAAGAGACACTTTTTAATATCTCAGCAGTGTTGTCGTTAGATTTTCTAATATTTTCTATATTCTGTTTCTGCATTATTAATTTAATTTTAGAAGTAGTTGTGTTTTCTTTAGATTTCAAAATATCGTCAACGGTTTTGAGTACATTAAGTTTAGCGTCTATTACTGTAGCTTTATCCATATCGCAGTCTATAGTCATTGCGTCGATAACAGTTTCTAATTTATTTGATATTTTATCACGTAAACCATCTGTTTTTTTTTCAATATCCCCTAATTTTAAAAAGCTATTCTCTAATTCATCGTAGTCTATCATAATAGTACCTCGGTTATGTTTGTTATATATTATGATAAAGCTCTTTTCGATCTAAGTTTTTTTAAAGTTGATTCGACTATTTAATATACCAATATTTAACATGGAGAAACATTATGAGTAAAGATGTAAAATACGACGATACGCACATACAAGTCCTTAGTGATATAGCTCATCTTAGGAAGGTTTCAAATATGTATATTCCAGATGTCAGTACCCATCTGGCTCAGACCCACCTCTTTAAAGAGATAGTTCAAAACTGTTTCGATGAAGGAAATAACACCCCCAATGTAGATATAGATATTGTATTTTTTAAAGGTAAAGACACATATCAAGTATTGGTGCAGGATACTGGTAGGGGAGTTCCGATATATAGCTTAAACGATATTTATACTAAAACCAAGAGTAGTGGAAAATGGTCAGATGCCTACAGTTGCTCCATTGGAATTTTCGGAGTAGGGGCAACTGCATGTGCGGCGCTTAGCGAAACCTTCACAGCTGTATCAGTAAGGGGTGAGGGTATTGGTTCACTAACGATGTGTAGGGGTAAAGTTAAGAAGGAGTTTTTAATTCCAGGTAAACCAACAGTTGAGTTTGTAGAAGGCACTTCTATTTTTTATAGTTTAGATAAATCTATTTTGAAAAACGTTGATAAGTATATGGAAGAAGAATTCGAGGAAGTCGTTAGGCTCCTAGAATTTTCATTTGCGTTTGTGTATAAAGGCACTATACGATTAAGAGTCATTGATGGGTTGGTAGACGAGAAAGTATTAATGTTTAATCCGAAGCGGATTTTGAAATTCTTTAAAAGATATTTAAAATCACATAACGATTATTATCCACTTAAAACACTGAATAGGTTAGAATATTGTTCTGAGAAGGCGAGTGTTCCGAATATCTTTTCGTGGAAGATTTCTAAACTGGTAAAGGAAATAGAGTTTAAGGAGTTGGTGAAAACTCTAGGATACGAAATAGAATTCTTTATCCCATCTAAAAATTTAGATTATTTATCCACAAGTTTAATTGGGACTGTGAATAGAACTCCCATAGACGATCCTAATAGTGTTCATATTTTAGGGTTATTGAAAGTTCTTAAAAATATTTTAAAGAGATTTGAAGATAACTCGGACATCAAGAATTTTATAGAATTAAATTATAAAATACCTATCGTCGGGTATTGCCTTATTCTATACACCGATGTGGTTTTTGTTGGTCAGACTAAAAATAGTTTTAAAGATACCGACTTTTTAAAGGATTATACTAAGCAATTAGAGAAACATTTAGATAGTTTAGGAGAAGAGATTTGGAGAAAATTCTATTGCCTTTTAGAAAAAGATATTAAAAGAAAATATGATAAATATGTCAAACGAGCTTTTCATTTAAATTCTAACCTTAAGAACGTCACTAGTAGATTAAATAATGATTCTTGTTATTGTGAATGTGCGAGCGTGGATAGTAGTATAACTGAATTATTTATTTCTGAGGGTAACTCTGCTGGAGGAGCAGTTAGTCAAGTTTGTGAAAAAGAATATCAAGCGGTTTTCAAGTCTAGGGGAAAGCCTACTAACTTTATCAAAAAGTCAGATCCGTTTAAAGATAGTCTCTTTACGGATTTGATTACAATAATGGGGGTTAGTCCTAAACATACAAATTTAGACAATATCAATTTTAATAAAATAATAATACTTTGCGATGCTGATGCTCACGGGTACCATATCTCGGCATTGTGGGTTACGATTCTTTTTAAAATAAACCCATTGATTCTTTCAGAAGGGAAAGTGTTTTTATCTAATCCTCCACTATACTCTTTTTCCTCTACTAAAAAAGATACTAGGTATCTTCAAAGTAAAAAAGATTTGATAGAGTTGAAGATTAAAGTTATCTATGAGAAATTCTTTCATATTTTTATTAATAAGATTAGGATAACCGGAGCAATTTTTAAAAGTTTCTGTAGAACGGCTCTCGATATAGGAGAGGTGATCGAAGAGTGCGCGAACTATCTAACGATAGATCCTGCGTTATTAGAAAGACTTATTTTCTGTGTGGATTATTTAGATCCTAAGAAGCCTAATTTACCAAAAATTAAATCTATTCTAAAATTAGATAATGTTGTTTTCAATAAAGACTTCAGTTCTCTAATATTAGTAGATGGCGACGATGAGTTATTCGTTAGATTAGCTGGGATTAAGAAAATAATAAAAGAAAAAATCATACCAGCGATAGGAATTTTAGATTGGGATAGAACATCTATACAGATAACCACACTCAAAACTAATAAATTAAATAAAGATCCGATAACCTTAGTTGAATTATATCTAATGCTTAAAATATTCGATAAGAAATTTAAAATAAATAGGTTTAAAGGGTTAGGGGGAATGTCGAATAGTCAATTATTTTTTACATGTGTAAATAAAGATACCAGGGATTATTTCCCAATAACTCAAATTGGAGACGTTGATGTTTTCTATCAGTTATTCGGAGTGAAAACCGACGCTAGAAAGAAGTTAGTTAATGAAATCTAAAAGCTTATCGCATCTTCTCAAAAAAAGGTACGTTGATACATTATACAGTATCTTCAATTATAGAATTGATTTAAAAAAACCTCACACCAATAAAGAGTTTAAAAATATAGTAAGTATCATTCTATCAAGAAGAGATAGTTTTGTTTCTATTTTAGAATTGGAATATTTTTTAGAAGGTCGTTTAACTTTTGAAAAAATAAACCTTATTCATTCTAAAATAATAAATTCATTAAACGAATTATCTCTTTTTAATTTTGCAGAAATCTTTATATGGTATTGTTCTTTAAAAGTATCTTTAGCAGCGATTACCGACCAGGACGCTTTATCAATTTTAGCTGGGTATACTATTAGATCTTATTCTATTGCGTTTATAGGGAAGGATAATGAATTCGATCTAGATATTTTAAGTGTGAGAGTGGTATATGACAATCTTATCAAAGCAATCAATCGTAGAAAATACAGCATGACTGAGAGTCAATGGTTGAAATATAGTTTAAATATTCTTCATAATTTCTCAATGGTATATATTGAGAATGCTGCTTTTCGAGAAAATGAAAAATTAAGTATCTTTAGGAAAATCCAACATCGGGAGAAGGAGATCCGCGAATCTAAATAAAACCATTTTATTTATAGATATATATTATTACTTAGAAAGGAGAAACATGATGATTGATAAAGAAATTATAGAAAAATTATCTAATATTAAAAAAAACCAAATCAATAAAGAGGAGAGTGTGATTGGAACAAATATTTTTGAAGAAAAAGATATTAAAAAATGTACAAACATTTTAGATCTTCTACTACGATCGGTTTTTGTTCAGAAGAGCATCACGTTGGAGAGATTTAATATTAAGTATAAAAAATACTCGTGTTTAAAAACTAATCCCAAAAAAATATACGACCAGAAGAAGAATGTATTAGCTGCTATTAAAAGAGGAAACTTAAGCTATGCTGTTTTTATTACGGTCATCTCCCATATCTTAGAATTTGAGATAATGGATGTTGAGATATCTTTAAACATTCACGATAGTTTAGAAAAATTTAATTTAGGTGATTTAATTAGCGCACCACCTAGCGAGGATGAATATGGAAAAAGGGATGCACGCGTCAGAAGCGTTAAAAAAGAATCTTAAGATTTATTCGGAACATTTAATTAAGGATAAATACCCTTCACTAATCGATGGTTTAAAAGCCATCCATAGAAGGATATTATACGTTTCTAAAGATGATATTTCACAAACTCAAATATCTACTATCACTGGTAGGTTAGTTGAGAAGTATCATTCGGCTGGTAATATATCTATAGGGGAAGCTATTAGGAGAATGGCTCAACCTTTTAATAACAACTTCCCACTTATGGAAAGCGATGGTAATATCGGTGGATATGGTAAGTCGACAGAATCGGCAGCTCCTAGGTATTTAAAGATTGGGATGAGTGAATTTGCTTCGGATATCTATTTTAAAGGAATAGATTTACGAACTTTAAAGTTCGTCCCTACCGAAACAGAAACGACTGTAGAGCCAGCTTATTTCATCCCTAAGTTACCTATGGGATTATTAACTAATTCATTTGCTATGGGTATTGGGTATAGGTCAGTTATTCCAGCGTTATGTTTTGAAGAATTATGCAATCTCACTATTTCATTTATTGAAAACGATTTTAAAATACTCCCTAGTCTTTATAAGAATTTAGTACCTGATTTTCCAATAGAATTATATATAAGAAATAGAAAAGAACTTATTTCAAAGTATAGCAATACCAATTATCAAATACCTATCCTAACCGACGGTACTATGATTATTCATCCAAATAAAATAATATTACGAACTATTCCGGTTGGTCAAACCTTCGTAAAGAATTGCGATTCTAATTTAAAAAATATCTTTTCAATTAAAGGTAGTTATTTAAATAAATATGTTTCTAGAATAGCAAACTATTCTAAAAGTAGATTCTTTGGAGACACTATTATTGATCTAAAACGGGGAGTAGATCCTTTTATTATCTTAGAGCAGCTTAAAAAAGATATAGGATTTTCTATGAAGTTCTATCCATCTTATTACTTCTCTACCGATAAAGGGAAGCAAACACCAGCTAACCATTTTAATATTTTATACTTCTGGTTGATGGAAAGGAAAAAATCAATAATCGGAGCGTTGAATGGTAAACAAAATTCTCTTATTTTTTCAAATAGAAATGCTCAAGCTACGATAATAGCATTGGAGAACAAAAAAGTATTCACCAGAGTTTTCGAGAATGCTAATTCTATAGAAGATACTTTAGACTACCTAACTAAAAAGTTTAAATTAAGTAAGAGTCAAGTTAGGTATATAGCTAAAGATTTTAACTTAGAAAAATTAACCAAAACTGGAGTCGATCAACTAAGAGAAACAATATCGAGTAATAAAGAATCCCTTAAAAAATTACAATGGGATTATTCCCATACTGATGAGAGAATCAAGTTAGATATAGAAGGACTTAAAAAGAAATATAAAAGCTATAAAAGAAAAAGTAAATTTAATAACTTCATTGGGTGCATGAAAGGAGATAGAGGAGTAATTCAATTTAGGGATATGGAAGAGTTTAAAACATTACTTAAATCTTTTAAAAATTCAGGGTATAGTTTTAATCTTTATCCAACCAAATCAGTTAAGAAATATATTCTTAACGATAATCGTGTTATAACAGAAGATATCGTAGATCACCCAAAAGAGTTCTCGTGTGAGGACTTTATAACTTCAAAGGATAAGCTCAGACACACTATTTCTATTTCGCATGTGGGGATTCTAAGAGTAGATGGGTTGAAGTTTAGGAACGAGTTGAAAGATTCTATATTCCATATAGGAGATACTTTCATGAGTGTTGATAAAACTGGGAATGTCGACTGGGGTGTATATTCGCAAATACCTATTAAGAGAGGTTTCTCTTACGACGGGGCTAAATCGAATATTATATACATCACTACAATAACTAGCGAAGAAGTAGTTATTTTCCATGTCAATTCCAAAGAATTAAATACACTAAGAGTTTCTAGAGTAAAGAAGAACGAAAAACTTAAGATGCTTAAACCGCCTGGAGTGATAGTTAAAATATTAGCAGCAGTTCCTATTTCGGAATCTGTTATGGTAAATATCCCTACGGACTTAGTATCTAAATCTAAAAATAGATTTTTATTCTTCGAGAACCTACATTCTTTAATACCCAAATCTAATATAAAGATAGATTTAAAAAAAGCCAATTTCCCAATAAAATAATAAAGGAGAAAAATGATTTTAGAACACCATTTGATATTAGGACAACTTCAAACACTTAAAGAGCATGCTCCATTTAAAGATGCAACATTAGTATGCGAATTTTTAGATTTTAGTAAAATAGCAGACACGGTAGTAGCTCTAGGAACAATAGGTTCTATCCTTAAAAATAGTTTAGCATCTAGAATGCCATTAACTGATATTGTGGTGAGTATTCAAAAAGCTTTAATTGGAGCTCTTGGGGAAAATACAGGATATGCTAAAGTTAATGGATCTGACGTATCCTTCGATTTCGTAGCAACGAGGTCTGATATTTTTAAAAATGCTTTATGGTGTAATCCTGATGGTATGAGAGAAATATATATGTTCATACATCAAACTAAAATGGAGATGAACGGATTATTCGGAGCGCTACCTACAGGTTCCAGTATGGAAATCGTAGAAATAACTGAAAAGAAATTTAAACAACTTAAAGAAATGATTAATCTAATGGCTGAAGCATTCAAAGACATTTTAGGTGCCATGGTAGGGTATTTGATATCGAGAGGGATAAAAGTCTAAAATACTATATAAACAAATCTTTTAGTTAAAAATTAATTTTCAGTTACTACAAGGAATCTCAATGAGTAAAACACTTATCACCACATTTTATGAAGGCAGGAAAATCAGCATCACTAAAAAACAATTAGCAACTGCTGTTAGTCACGGAGGAACTGTAATCCGAACGGATATGGATTACGATAGTAGATGTTCTAGATGGGTAGATAATAATAAGATGATTAGACCTGAATGGAAATTGCCATTTCCTATTTTGGTTGTTGTTAAAAAGAATATGATAATTGTATTTTTACATCTGGATGATGTTCTAGATGAGAAATCTATTATTATATTCGATAGAGATTTGAATTTATTAGGAGAGAGCGGTTTAGTTAATGGAAAACCACCACTCCTAAAAATGATTAACATAGAGGATTTTGAATTTACGAATAAAAGAGCGTTGAATTCAATAGATCCTTTTGTAGCATAAGAATAATTTTGAGGGATTCGTCCCTCTTTTAAGAGGTTTACCATGAGTTTTGAAGAAAAGAAAAATAAAATATTAAAAATGATCTGTAAAGTTATGGATCAACTAGATCCCTCTAAAGTAAACAGCCAACGATATATAATTTTTTTTAAAACTTTAGACGAAAAAGGTTTGAAAAGATTTATTACTTTACTGAAAGAAAAAAAAGAACAGATATTTATAGTCTTTCCTAATATGAAAATGAATTTGGAAATGGAAGATATAAAGAAAGCTTCAGTTTTAACTAAAACTGAATTAACTAGTAGAGTGTGGTTAGTTGATGAATTTTCTGGAAAGAAGTATTTAACCAACGAGAGGTATCCTATTTTAAAAATGTCAGTTAGAAGGATGCAGCAATTCTTAGATAACAAGTTAAAAGTTCCCAATGACGATAAATCGATTGACGGTCTCACTGGTCAAGTTAGCGGAGCTGATGGCAAAGCTAGTTTTAGTGTGCAGGAAACTAGAGTGTTACACTCACGAGGATTGGATAAGTCTTTAGTGGAACTTCTTAAAATAAGAGGAGGTGATATTGATACATATGGAGAATTTAGAAGACAGTTAGAAGAAACAGGATCTTGCAATACCGAGAATATAACTTCTCAAACTAGAGTTAAATCAGCCCATACTCTAAATGTGCTTTTAAGAGGAATGCATTTAGATAATAATTTTTAAGGAGATGTTATGAAAAATAAAGTATTTCTTGGAGGAACTTGCAATCAAACTACTTGGAGAGATGAATTAATCCCTATGTTAGATATTGATTTCTTCAACCCCGTCGTCGAAGACTGGACAGAAGAATGCCAGGAGATAGAGCGGAAGGAAAAGAATCTTTGTAATATCCATCTATACCTAATCAATAAGAAAATGTCAGGAGTTTTTTCTATAGCAGAAATGATCGATAGTGCTCACGATCCAGATAGAACCACTATAGCTATTTTTAACCCTGAAGGATTTTCAAAAGGACAAATTAAAAGTTTTGACGCTACTATTGAAATGATTTTAGATCATGGAGAATTTGCGGTTCTAAGTAGCGATTTAAAAAGAGTAGCGTTATTAATTAATGAAATAGGAGAAGGCTAATGGCACAACCATCTAATATTTTTAGAACGGGATCGGTAAAACCAGCTCTAGTAGATAATACTATACCCGCTTACAATTTTTCATTTACCACTACTGAAGAGAAATCCGAATCTTTAAGAGCTATGAGTGTTTTTGCAGAAGAACCTATAACCGATGAGGCTAAGTTAACTAAAGTAAAAGCTAAGATCGATAAGTCATTCAAAGCCATGCGAGACGGGTCGTATATTTCTGATAAAGCAGTAGAGAAACCAACTGAATTAACCTTACTCCAAAAATTATCCGATAATGTAGATTCCCTCTCATCTACTTGCGATGCTATTAATGGATTTTCCATAAACGGACTTATAGATGATCTTTTAGGAGACTTGGGTTTTGGAAACTTATTTAAAGATTTATTGGGTAATTTTGATGGTCTGGATGGGCTTATGGATAAGTTTAATATCTTCGGAGATCTTCTAGATTGTGCAGCAGCTTTGACAACGAAAGGACAAGCTGTCGTTAAAGATGCCCTACCAGTCATCGCAGGTCAAGGGGGTATAAACGGATACGCTAGTGCTATAACGAAATACGGAGGAAGTAACATCGCTAATCTATCTGGTAGCGTTAGCACATTATCAGGAAATATGAATCAATCTTTGGAGAATGTCGCAGCTTTTCAGAGTATGACTAGTGGATTAGCGGATGACAGCTTCAGTTCTTTTGGGTTAGTAGGCACAACCAGTAATGGTTTTGGTCTATCGTCTATAACCGATATGGCTGATGATTTAAAAGCGCAAAGCCCGATAGGGACATTACTAGACGTTGCTGATCTAAAAACCGAAATGATGGATGGTCCTTCCATCGTTAATTTTACTAATAAGGGAGGATCGTTAATGCCTGCACTTTTTCCAGACGAACCGATGCAAACAAGTATACAGATGGGTAGAGCTGCAATGGGAGAACAAGTAATAGATTTAGGATACGACCGACTTAAACTAAACTCATCGATCTAAAACAACCTAAAGATAGACTTTACGGTCTATCTTTAGGTTATATATTACTATAATCTATTATAGTATAAGTCGCTATTTACTAATTAAGTAAATCCCTCATTGGAATCTTAGAAATATATTATTACTTTGATAAATAATATAAAATTCCAAAAAGGATAACGTCTTAATGAAAAGAAAAGAAATAATTAACGACCTATACACAATGAGTATAAGTCCGGACACTAATTTAGTTAGTACAGTTTATGGACATGAGTCAGGATATTATATAGAAAAGTTCTATACTAATAGGGGTAGTGTAGAATGTGGAATAGTCGATAATTTAGGCATTGTAACTTACATATCTCCAAACCTAAAGGTTGGTGAAGTAGGTAACGGCTGCGCGACTTTTCTTGGGCATGAAGTTCTTAGAGTAGTATTGAGGAAATCTTTCTTTAACCGACGAGAGAGACGGAGTTATTGTCCCAGAGGGGATGATATTGCAGATAGCGAAGTCTATAATATTAGTCTTAAAGAAATTCACGATAACTCTCCAGCGTATATTCCTGAATTGGATATTGTAGTTTTTATTAAAAAACATGGAGTACCTATCCACCCTAGAGCTAAAACTTATGTTAGTCCAGAGAAAATAAGAATGGATAAGCTTTTAGAACTATACGATAGTGATAGAAGTTCTAATATCAAGATGAGTGTAAATCTAACAGGTGAAGAATTTAGAGATGTTAATGCGGTTCATGTAGAATTATGCGGAATAGTTAATAGAGTGGCGGTGACTCATTTTGAAGGTAAGAACGTCTGTAGTATTTTCAATACTCCAAATAATCCAGTAGAGGTTAAAGATATAGACTTAACTTTATTTGTTGAAAACAAATTCCATGTCCATAATATGGATTTGTCTTTAAATAAAGCTATACTGTTTGGGGTAACTCTTATAGATTTAGAAAAAGCTAGACAAGAGCACCGTAAAGATTTAGAAAACATCTTTACCAAACCTCAAATGGAGAAAGTAAAAGAAGAAGCTAGGTTGGATAAGAAAGAGCTAAGTAAGAAATTACTCTGGGAGAAAAAGCAACAGGTAGAAATAATAACCGAACTCAAAAGAAAACATGAAGTCGAAAAAGATAAATTGAGTGGGGATATTATTGAGTATAAAAAAGAAATTATTGATATTAAAAATAAGAAAGAAAAGGATTTCGATGATATAAAAAGAAGTCAACAGATTAAAGACTTCGATAATATGAAGAAGCAGAAGAAATGGATAGGAGACACTATGGGGAAAACGTTCTTGAATATTCTAGGAGTATGCCTAGACGTTTTAAAGGATATTTTTCTTAAAAAAGTATTACATGTCTAAGGAGTTTTTAAATGAATGATACGTGGAAATATATTTTAGAAGAATACGCTAACCATCTACCGCCGTTCAATGACTATCTAATAAACGATTACAGGGAAGACAATATAAAAGAGATACCTAGTTTTATTGAAACATTATTGCAAGAGTGTATCATTCTTCTTGGAGAAGACAAAGTTAAATATTTAGGTAAACAAAAACTATCTCCGGAAGATAGTATTAATTATTATAAGACTTTTAAATATCTTAAAAATACTATACAGACAACATATAGTAGCTTCTATGTGATGCGGTACGATTTAGAATTCTCCGGTAACGTGTATCCGATACATGTGGAAATACCGTTTATGGTAAATAAAGCTATAATTCAGTCAGACACTAAATACTTCCCTATCTTCCCTATTATAGAAAGAGGATTCTATAGAGGGGTGAATGAATTAAGATTTGAAGTTAGGAGAGCGTGGCTCTCTTTCCGTAGAACCGAAAGAGTAACGTTCCAACCAACTGAAGGGAAACCGTATCATGATACGATAATAACTGGTAAAGTCCACCAGAAGAAAAGTAAATACGAAATACCATTGCCCTTATACCATCTCATGAAAATTGGGTGGTTCAAAACCTTAGAGACTTACAGTATCAATAAAGAAGATTTATTTCTATGTGAATCAATTCAAGAGAGTAGATTTAAATATATTAAAATTAAAACTAATATGTATCTAGCTTTTAACCCATTGCTAACAATAGATGTTTTTAAACGTAGGGTTTTGTTTTCTATCTTTACAATTTTAAATTTTTATAAGAAGTTTACAATATCTCAAGTTTATGATGAACGCCCCAGTTACTTCATGACAGTATATGGAAGATATACTTACGGGACGCATATCAAGGATGTGTCTAACTACATACATGCTAAAAAAAGTATTGCGATGAACGATACGCTATTGGATCCGTCAGCTATCTTTAATTTAAAAACTTTAGGTATGGGTGTTGAGACTTTAGAAGAATTTCTTTTAAACGTATTCTATACCTTTGATGATAATCTTAAAAAGTATAACCCTGTAGATTTTAGAGATAAGAAGCTAGGTAGTCTTTCTCAGATAATGGGGTTTATTTGTGAGAGTATTTTTAATAATCTCTATGATGTATTGAATAGTAAAGAAGGGCTGTCTCCTAAAACGATGTTGAAATTTGTTAGGAGAAGTTCTAAAAAAGGAAATTGGATGAGTAAGTCTAATGTGTTTAGGTCTAATCCATCTTTCTATAACGACAATACTCTTTTAGGGATACACCTTAAGAAGTTCAGATCGTTAAAAAATGAAGAAATATCAATAGCTGACGGAGTTGCTCAAAAAGCTAAAATTAACATTCCAATAGAGCTGTTGAAATCTCACACTAGCCAATTGGCAGTTGAAAGCGTTTTAAGTATATCAACGAGTAGTCCTATTAAAGCAGGGAACATTAATCCATATTTGGAAATAACAAAAAATGGGGATTTCATAATCCCTAAAGATTTAGAAATAATATAACTTTTAAGGAGAAATATAATGTCAGATAATTTTGGAACAAGACAAATCGTGCAGAAAGCGGATACGTTATTAGCTGCTAATGTTAAAAGTAATAATTTAACAGCAATAGATGCCGGAAATATTCTAGCTACTATAGAAAATGAAGTTGGAGCCTTTTATGAGAGACAGTTATCTAGATACGGTTCTCCTACTGTCTCACAGATAGAGGATGAGTTAAAGGTATGGTTACAGAATCTTTTTAAACAGATAGAAGATCAGGGCGGTAGAGATCGTAGTTATAATAACGATAACAGATATCAAGATCCTAGAGATCGTAGTTACAGTAACGATAATAGGTATCAAGATCCTAGAGATCGTAGTTACAGTAACGATAATAGGTATCAAGATAATAGAGATCGTAGTTACAGTAACGATAATAGATATCAAGATCCTAGAGATCGCGGATTTAATAACGATAATAGGTATCAAAATAATAGAGATCGTGGATATAATAACGATAACAGATATCAAGATCCTAGAAGTTTTGATAATCGTCAAAGAAATGATAGTTATAGCAATAATAGTTATTATAACCGTAACGGTGGTGATGGTTGTCGCGATAGCCGTTATAGTAACGATAGAGGATTCGGCAACGATAGAGGGTTCGACAATGGTAGCGGCGGATTCCGTAGAGAACAACCTATAGATAGAGCCCCTAGGACTATAAGTTCCTATAGAGAAGATGATGATCCGCAACCAAGACATTCTAAATATGACTGCGGTGCTACACGAAATGATAACGGTTATGTGTCTGTAGCAGAACAGAATATCCGCAATGCTAGAAGTGTAGAAGCCACTAGGAAAGCTCAGGCTGAAATAAAAGCCACTAATTTTAAAAATAAAAGCAATTCTAGAGATTTTACAGAATACCCAGAACGCGAAACGAGAAATCGGGATGGAAAAATGGATAATTTATTTAATACGGAACCGATACCCAAGATATTCAATTGGGTGATTGAGCCTTTAGAGGAATGGGAAAACGCCCACACATCAATATCTCAGAAAAAAGTAAAAACTGACCTATCGGATTTTAAGATTAAAGTTTCTAAAATTAAGAGACCGTCTTTCGAGTCAGAAATTGTTGAGAAGTTAGATGATTGTTCTGATAATCAGAATAGAGCGACTGAGAAATCCTTAGAGATAGTAGAATTCCCAGAGCTCATGGTTAAGAAAGTTCCAGTTGAGGAATTTAAAACTTTGATAGATAAAACTAAAAAACATCTTATCGGTTGCAAACCGGAAGAGATGGGTAATGTTCTAGAAGCTATTCTAGATGGTGAGAAGAAAAAGACAGCAGCTATATTTGAAGAGATGCTTGTATCTAGTGTTAATTCTTATATTCTAGGTTCTGGTCTTTTTGGTGAGTTAGATACTGAAGATGGTTTTATCGGTATCACTGAGATAAGTGCCATTAAAGAATTATTCTTATGCGACGCGCCTAAACTCGCTAGATTTAAAAACAATGCAGACTATACTAAGATGACTCGGAATATAGTTTCTATTGGAGTGGAAACATTCATTACTGACCATTCTACTATTTTAGACTTCGAGAATATGAGAGATAGGAAAATTATCATAGAAGCACTACGTAATAAATATACTCCAAATGGACAATTTAGAGTTGGAGATTACTGGAGCTATATAGTTGAAAGTAATACTACTAATAATAACAATAAAGAAGCACGTGATGCTATAGAAGCATTGGCAGTAACGTTTACTGTATTCACGGTAAAAGCAAATAGAATATATCTAACAAATATTGACGTACCTGAAGGCGATCTAGGAAGTACTAAACCGGACGAGGTCTCTGAAGTTTTCACTAGGCTTCTAAGTGAAGCTGGTAAATTTATAGATCTAGAAAAAGCTAATAATAAATTATTTACTATAAGAGATAGTAAAGACGTTAATAATGGTTTTAAACTAAACCTCTATACAACAAGGGATACTAATATCATTAAAAAACAATTCGCAGCATTAGCGTCTAACGGACACGTGTTGCTTACTTAATAATTAAAGACTAGAGCATAGGCTAGTATAAAGCTTCCTATGCAAACAACCAGACAACCACTATAGTAAGAACAGCCACTTACTGGAATACCTCAAACTATCTATAGGCATCTTTTCAGATGCCTATAGATAGTATTCTAAAATGCATTAAAAGCATAAACCTCGCTTATAGTTCGCCTGACTTTAAATGGAAACTTTAAGCATCCGATATTTTTAATATTCAACTAATCGTTTTGGCACACCTCATTGAAGATATGTCTTCATGGTAATGATTATGAGTCATTCATAACAATTACGCTTGATGGTGTCTTAAATGCCATTTAAACGCTATCTGAAGTTATTAAACATTAATGACGTTACTATTCACATACTCTATTGTCTCAATATAAGTTTTAGAGCTTTTAGATAGTGGAATAGGGAGACTGCATAATTTACTTGAAAGTTGGGTATAAGCACTTTCAGTATATGAAATTTCTCCACCTTTTCCATCGGGTCCTTGAGCGGTTACATCCTGACCAGTATAGAATCCTAATTCGCTTATATTAGCAAAGCGAAGATCCCCATACATTATATTTATAACTTCGACTATCTCGCTACCCAGAATAGGACATGTCCCTGATAAACTTACTATCACGGTATCGCCAGAAGCATTGACTATTTGACCAGTACTACTTTTTTTTGGTATAGGCTTCAGATTTTTAGGATTGAAAACGTACGGGGTTTCTCCTCCAGTAGGGTTAACTTGCATCACCTCAACTTCTTTTGTTGTGAAATTAATTAATTTAAGCCAGTAACAAAAGTATTGCGTTCCGTTAAATGTCTGCATAGTTCTCATTCTATATTGAGCTCTTTCGGTTGGAGAGAGATCAGCAGTTATCGGAACTATTCTAAAAGGTATTGGTTGATATAAATCCATATCCGTAGCTGCTGGCATATAAGGCTGCGATAACGGTGGAGTATCTTGATTAACATTATAATATCCATTAATCCCTATTCCAAAGTAGAATAGTTGCGGAGTCTTAGTTGGCATAACTGTAGGTATTACATTATGTTGAGCGTTAATAGTACACTTGGATAATACGGTTTGTTGTAGAGCGGTCATGCTTTCAAATTCGTTCAATAATCCAATTATGGTCGTTACTGAATATTCTGATTCAAATATTGTTGACATAGAATTTCCCTTTATATTTTATTTTATTTTGTTTGGGTATGTATGTTACTGACGCGTTATCGGAACCTATCTCTATCTTTCTATCTAAATTTATTACTAGAGTTGAATTGAATTGCGAAGTTGTGCGATCAGGGTTAAAAGATATTAGATTATTTATCTCTACCTTACCATCACTCCTACTCCCAGATGAAAAGTTCCATAATGGTAGGTGAATAAAAAATGGAGATTTATGAATACTTTTAGTTAATGTTAACATTTTTTTATTTTTGAAGATAAATCTTTCGGTACTCTTACTTTTACTACTAATGAATCCAATAGTATAACTACATAGTTGAATAAGTAGTTCTTTAATCTTTCCATATTTTTTTGTTGAGAATTCTAGAGTATTGGATGTGGAATTTGTTAAAAAAGTTTCTAGAATCTTAATGGAGAAAGCTGAGTATAATTCAGCAGGATTAGCTCTAGTTTTAAATCCAGAAATTATCCTACCTAGATCTGGATATGCAGTGAACCAAGCCTTATAAGTTGTGAACCTATTGACTAGTTCAAATTTTATATCCCTAGGGTTTAGAAGACTATGTAGAGCTATGTAAAACGCTCTATTCCTAACTCTATCCATTGTCGAATACATTTCACCATAATATTTAATTAGGTTTACAAGTGAAGCGTTTAGGTAGTCCGTAAATTCAGTAGGGGTAGAGAAACTCTTTTTAGTGTTTTTAAAATAATCAACTACCGTTTGAGCATCTAAAAACTTAGACATTTCATATGTTATGTTTCTAAAACTAAACGTTGTGGGGATCATAGAAACTGTTAGATTTTCTTTAAACGCGTAGTTGACATAAGTGCTTGTAGGTATCTGTATCGGTTCTAATATACCGACATATTTCCCTAGGTATTTTCCCTTATTATCAACAGTTAGAGTCATAGTCTCACCGTCGCAATCAAAACTAACTCCAATGTAAGATTGGATATTTTCTGTAGTGAAAAGAACTATCTGAGGGTTTTGTATCATAGCGCAGTAATACATTAAAGCTACGGCATCTCCAGTAGTTAATAGAACCTTAATGTCGCTATCAGGCGCTTGCACCTCTATGTTGTATTTTATTACACTTTCGGATATTAGAGATAGTGTAGTATCCAAAATAAATCTTAATTTTAAATTAAGATAGTAATCTTTAGTGAAACTACCTTGTATATCGATAAGGTTTGTCATTGTTGCGGTTTGAGGTTTTTTACTAAACGAAGCGGTTTGAGAAGCTATCACGCTAGCGGAATTAATAGGTTCTAATCCAACCTTATATTCCTCTTCTATTATTTCTCCAATAGTATCTACGCCACGACCTAAATTATTAGATGGAAATGAATATGTATTATATATTTCTTGGATAGCTTCAGGTGTTGGTACGCAATCTTCAGCACTCCCTTTAGAATTTTGCATTACAACTATAGAACATAACGCAACCCCACTCTCGTTTAGTAGTTTATCATAAAGATATGAAAGATTTCCCTGCTTGCCTTTATTCTTTAGAAGATATTCTATATTTCTATATAAGAATAAACTTTGTTTTTCTGTTAAAACATTACGATAATTGGATAGCCCTTTAGACGTTAAAAATTCCCAAATCTGAGAAGGTATAGTTTTAGATGTTCTTAAATTACAAACTCTCTGAGTTACGAAGCTTAAAAACAAACAACTCCATATATTTATCCACATCAAATGGGGGTAGTAGAATTCGTAAGTGAACGAAGGGATGTCGTATCGATCTCTAATAAGTTTCATAGTTTGAGTTAAACGTTCAACCATTGAAAATTCCTCATTGTTAAAAAACAATGAGGAATCGTAAGTTAAAATGGAATAGTTTTCTCTAGCTATAAGTTTTTCCATTAAAATAGTTGTATCTTTGGTATATGGTAATAGTTGAGTTTCTATTGCTGGATATCTTATAGATAATATTAAATGCTCTTGCCCTGGATATCTATTTAAAAGCTCATCAAATTTTGGATTATTAACACTATATGTAAATTTGGTCTTAGCATCTCTATTTAGATTAGATTTAGTGAAATCTATAACCTCTCCAGTTTCTATTGAAGTTACTTTAATCATGGATTGTCCTGGAGCGTATTCCCCACATATATTAAGGTAGTACGGATTGTTAATATCGGCAAGACTATCGAGCTGGTTACTTAACATGTACTCTTGTTTGATTATAGATGCGAAGTAATCATTCTTGATACATAGAGTCTTAAGGAAATATGTAATGTTTTCACAAAAAATATTATTAAAAGTAATCATTATTTTTCCTTCGGTTAAAAATATTTATTATATAAAATGTTCAATCTTTAGCAAACCATTCTATATAAAAGGAGATTATCATGGCTAAAGGTTTATTTAGAAGTATCTTAAGAGTTTTTAATATTTTTGATGTAAAATCACCAATCTTGAGTGGGCAAAATGTAATAAGTGAAACAAATGAGAATTCAAAAATAGTTTTATCCCAATTTAGTAAATCTGAATTGCAGAAGATGACAGTTTCAGATAAAACTAAAGGATTTAATGAACATGAGATAATAGGGAATATGGTTTCTCATATTAAAACAATCTCATCTCAAAGATCTACCGTTAAGAAGAGGTTAAAAGATCTATCGTATCTCTCTCCAGAAATATCACAACTTAAAATGATTTATGTAAGTTCTATAATGTCACCAACTGACATGCAGACCGATGCTATTAATGTTCAAGTAGATACAGGTAACTCGACTTTGGACACATCCCTATCGACATTTTTAAACGACTACTTCAATGACGAATTTCAATTTGGAGTAAAACTTAAAGAGTGGTTAGATAAAAGTCTTTTCGATGAAGGAGCTGCTCCAGTGATGATTGTCCCTAGATCGGAAATAAGAGCATTGGATCTCTTAACCGATAAAGGTGTAGGATTAGAGAGTTTTAATTGCTTTACGAATTCTAAAGATCTTAGCTTCACTAAGGAGTTCTCTGACGATTTAGAAAAGGACGCAATACTTGATATCTCTTTTGAATCTTTAGAGATAGAAGATGCTGATTCTATGCAAAAAGCATCCAAATGTACTAAAGCTCTAGTGCAAGGCTCATTAGAGTTTATAAAAGATAATCTCGATTCATTATCGTTTGTAAGTAATCCTTTTAGGATACAGGATAGTAAAAAGAGTTTAGATAAATCCAGAGATCTATTAAAGAAAATGGAATCTCAAGTTCTAGGATTTGGTGAGAGCAAGATTTTCTCATTGAACGGTACTGCTGATGTTATTGAAGGGGATCATCCATTCGTATTAGAATTGGATTCAGCTTTAACAGTTCCGGTTTGTGTTCCAGGATCAACTAGAGAGCATATTGGTTACTTTGTTCTCACTGACGATTTAGATAACGTTCTCTCTTCGAGTATGATGGGTAGCGTTAACGATTCCCCAAGTGGATTATCTAACGATAATTATAGGGCTCTTTATGGTAACGGATATCAGAATAAAAGTATATTCTCTGATTTTAGCGGTATCGAAAAAAAGAAAGCAGCTAAAGCTGTCTTTGCTTTAACTATTAAGAAACTACTTAAAGAACAATTAGGAAGTTTAGATCTTGGAGAAGGAATAACTCTACACCAGTATGATGGGTTATCCAAATGTCTTTTCTATAATATGCTTCATGGTATTAAAACTAAAATAGTTTTTGTCCCAGAACCTTTAATGATGTATTACGCTTTCGAGTTTAACGACGATGGGACAGGTAAATCGCTTCTAGAAGATATAGAATTCCTTTTAGCTCTAAGAACTACTCTGATTATTTCTAATGTTTTAACAACTATGAAAAATGCAGTTGATGAAACAATAATAGAAGTAGACGTTAATAAAAAGAATATTAATATTGAAGAAACATTACAGACCTATAAGAATATTGCTGTGATGAAGAACACTCCACGTTTTAACACAAACCCATACACCTCTACTCAAAATATCATAGGTTTAGCTACAAAAGTATTCCCTAAGAATATGAAAGGGTTAGAAGGTAGTTTAAGCGTAGAGAAGACACATAGGAATTCTAATATTGCTCAGGCTGAGCCAGGACTTCTAGAGAGATTAACTAAGATGGCAATTATCCATATAGGAGTTCCGCCATCAGCTATTAATGAAATGGGTCAGAACGAGTATAGTAGATCGATTGCAACTACGGATTTACATTTCTCCAATGTGATTAGAGTTAGGCAAAGACAAGTAGCTCCTATTAATAATAAATTTATTAGAAACTATGTAAAGTATTCTTTTCCATTGCGTGAAAAAATAAAAGCTATACTGGATGATGCTGATGTGAAGGTGCCCGAAGGTACCGAGAAGGAAGAGGTAGCTCTAGAAGACGTTATTAGAAATATTAAAGTGACTCTACCTACTTGTAATGTAGCTACTAATAAAAGTAAATATACTGAGGTTAATGAAATAGTAGGAACCCTAGATACCATTTTCGATGCTTTATATCCAAACGATAGTATTCCGGTGGACGATCAGAAGTTAAAAAATACACTAACTAGCGTTAAGATGTTAATGAAAACTAAAAATCTTAAGAAAGTAATAAAAGACATTGGATATCATAAAATGTTTGAGTTACCAGAATTAGAAAGTATAGATTCTTCTGACTTAACCGATCTTACTCAATATCTAATAAACCTATCTAAAGGTGTTAATGATAGAGTTAAAGTTTTAAACGGCGACTCTGAAGGTTCAAGTGGTGGTGGATGGTAATAGTAGAATAGTAAAAGCTAAAACTCAACTTCTCTCGTTCAGAACGAGAGAAGTTGAGTTATTTTTTTTAGGTCGTTCCTTGATTAGCGATGACTGCTTTAACTTGTTCAACAAGTCCAGCATTCGCTATTGCTGAGTTAATACTAGTAACTCCAGTTCTTTCATTGAGATAAACAGCTTTTCTTAATTGAAGAATCTTTGCTATTTGAATACCCAATTTGTGAATATATTGATTATGCATTACTAATCCGCTAAATACAACATCCCTATCCATCACTTTTGGAGTTGCAATTTGTCTTTCTAACCCGAGTGTTCCACCTGGACTTGTTGGGAACATTCCAGTATAGTAAGCAGATGCTACTATATTCTCAGGAATCATTGTAGGATCGAATTGGATAGCCATCATACTCATCGAGTAGGCTGACATGGTAAACGTTCCAGGTTTATCAATAGTTGCCATAGAAGCGTTAGTATCAGCATTCTGAGCATCGTTAGTCCATTGCGTGAAAATGTTCCACACTAAATTACCTGTCACTTCAGGGATAGTGAAAGTAGGAGTAACTTCAGATCTTTTAGTCTTTGATGGAATTTTAAGGTTCTGACCATCATTACCGGCAGGTTGATCTAGAGTTTCAAGAGTATACTCAAAATCTATACCGGTGACTGACTTGGCGCAACCTTCCAATAAAGCTTTAATCATTTTAGTTAAAGGTAAATACTTAGCATCGTTATACATTGTCGGTAGTTGCATTACAACGATCACTGTGGGTGTAAAAAGAAGTGGAGTAGCAGCATCTAAATTCTTAGGTTGTATCCCAACCCCTAACTGAGCTCCCACTTCCATATTGGCTACGGTAATCCCGGCACCGCCACCAAAAATAGAAGCATTCGAAATAAAATTGTTATTTGTTCCTGACATAATTTCCTCTCTTATCTATTTTAAGTTGTTGACACGCCAGTGGATTGAGCATTTAGAGCACTTAAAGGTTTACAGACAATGTCTACTTCCCAAACTCTATTACTTGTAGTGTCGTAGATGTTGACAGTAACATGAGTCACATACCCTAGTTGTTTTTCTATAGCATTTTGGTAAGCCAGAACTGTGAAGTTGACTTTTCCATTATACATTGCATTTAATGATTCTGTTAATTCGTTTTCTATTTGCTGATGCAATTCTGCTGCTGGTAATTTGATACCTGAGAATATCGCCCAACATGTTATTATTTTGTATTTAGTGAAAACGATAATATCAGTGAAAGAATCATCTACTAGAACACTACTATCGTAAGGGTATACTGAGCGAATTGCAGCATAATGAATGCGCTTCTGATCATAAAATTGGAAATAGTTCAATCCGGCATTCCAACTCATTTCTTTTTCTTGAGCGTTATTAGGAGTCCAGTTCACACTTGTAAAAATACCAACGTTAGCGTTAGGTAGAGCGTTTGGAAATTGATTAATAAAATCTCTATTTTCATATTGAGCTCTTTTAGTAGCAGCCCATAAAGTTGCTGGTAAATAATCGGTGTATAACTGATTGTTCACAATACCGCACTGCATAAAAATAGTTGTTCTACAGCTACTGGTGCCTTTAATAATAGACTCTCTTTGAAGTAAAGCGTATGCTCTTAGAGCTTCGCCGATTGACTCGTCCTCTGCTATAGTATTGATAGTTGTGTTAGCAGGAGAGTTAGCGAAACTAGCAGTGGTAACTTGCTGAGTTGATATAATACTCTTAACTTGCTTTCTTGTAGTTTGGAAAGCTATGATTGCTTTCTTAGTTAGAATATTATAACCAGGATCAGTGATGTGGGTAAATGGGAATCTAGGCACATCAGTTATTTTAGGATTAATACTAACAGCTAACCAGTTTTGAATTAAACTTTCAATTGTGGTATCATCGATACTTCCATCGAGTCCGCCAGCTAATAAGTGACTAACCCCGTCTGCCATCTGAGCAGGTGTTGGTAATGTAGTAACTGGAGTTGTAGGATCGGTAGATGGAGTATAGAAAACGGCTTTAGTATAAGGAACATTATTTAAGTCTTTAAGACTTAAAAGATTTATAAGATATCCAGTAGTTATAGTATAAACTGGAAGGACAGCTGCTGGGTCAGCAGGAGGAGGATATTCGTATTTTATAATAGCTTCGCCTATTTCTGCATAATTCGAACTGTAGAAGAACGGAGAGTAAGGGAGAGCCCAATCGCCACTAAAGTTATTAGCTAATAGTTCTTTACCAGAAATTTTTCTTTGAGTAGCCAGATTTGTTACATCTGGAGCTATTGCAAAATTATTAACTTTACTAGAATACTTATTGAATATTGAAACTAGATTTGTACTTCCTGATGGTTTCTGAACTGGAGCAAACGATAATAGTAGAGAATTAATAGTAGGACGTTGAACAAAAGCAGGATCATTAAAATCTGAATTGTAAAATAGTTGAAATCCAGTATTGTTTCCCCAAGCTCCTGGAGTGTCTTCCAAAAATGAAACAATCGGTAAAACGGTCCATGCTGTTTTATCGGTTCCAGTACTCGGTACAGATCTTGATTTTATTTTCTTAATATCCGCTATGGTTTCACCAGTTTCAAAAGTTGTCCTACAATTCCAAAACAATTCAACTCCGTTAGGTACAGCAGGAGTGGCTGGAATCTCACTAGGATCGGCTGGAGGGATAACGATAGTTGTTGGTCTGTAATAAACTTCTAGAATCATAAAAGCTTGAGTAGCTAAAACCATAGGGGTTGTCTTACCGGTCTGGGTTTTTGGGATCGGGATACCGAACGGAGATATTCTACAGACGAAAGCTCCATTGTTCTGGAAGATAGTATTAGCGAAGTAAGCTGCTTGTGAGAAGTAAGTTTTATTCGTTACGTCGAAAGTCCCTGCACCGAATTTCTTTTGCGCAACATTAAAAGTTTCGCACCAGACAGGTTCAAAGGGTATTCCCATTTCAGATTTCAGGAAAATTAATTCCTTAGCTAGAGGTTCAAACGCGGTTTGAAAAACCTCCACGTCGGTTTCATCCTCCACGTTTATGTCTACATGCGGATAAGGCTTAATGATCATTTTATCCTCCTTAGATAATGTGATATTAACTTAAATGGTTTTCTATATATAATATGGTGAGATTAATAAGCTACTATTAACCTTAAGAGAGATTCTAATAAACTATTCTATATAAAGAGAAACCTAAATTAAAACAATAGAAATGAGGCAAAATGGAAACTATTTTCAATAGCCAATACGCGAAAGCGACAGATCTACAGACCCAAGCGCAGAAAGCTATTCCGTTTCTTATTAAATTTAAACCGGAAATAACAGTAGGATCTATAGGGCTTAATATAATAGCAGCAGCTAGAACTCTATCGAGTACTCCACTTACTGATATTTTCAATAGGATAGTTTTAGATAGGAAATTGGATAAGATATACTTTATGAATTTCTCAGATATTCAAACTGTTTCAATACCTGAAATACTTCTGATGGAACAGATAGTCATTGATGGAGAAGCTCTTAAGCAATGTCCTGACTACTTAAAGAAACCCTGGGTCAATATAACTCCATATGTTTTTAAAAAACAATTAAGAACCGAAGAGATTAGAATAAGTGATAGTATGAGACTTTTTAATACTGTCGTATTAGCTACTCTTTGTAAATCTTACGATGTGAGTAATGGATGGTTATCTCCAACTATAGCTTCTATAGTTATTAAAATGTACAGTAATATAATCTCTTTACTTTTACAGATAACATTCAATTTAGATTTTCAGGACTTTAGATTAGTCCAAACATTATTCGCTGCATACTACGCCAAAATGCTTGGTAGAGAAAGTAACGATAAAGTTCCATACCTATTAAATAGATGCGCTTTCTTAGGAACGTTATCTGAAATAAACGGGCGTTTGGATTTATTCCACGACGAATATAAAGAACTTACTCTTTTAAATATATGTTCTTTCTTAAAAACATCAGGACCTCCAAGGATGAAGTTCTTCGGATTGCCTATCCTCTTTAAGATGTTTGCAATGAGTGCTTCTGATAATCAGACCATGCTATTGGCGTTAACATACCCTCCATATTTTGTTTACGTATTACTTAAAAACGTTTCAGGATTTAAAAATCCGACTATAACTAATACTATAAAGAAAACTGGATTTAAAAAAGATATGGATGCCTTAACAGCTTCTCTTAAAATAACTAACTTCTAAAGGAGATATTATGTACAATATATTAAACAGTTTACCCGCAGAAGATGTTGCTATGGAAAGAAATCTTACTCTGGGATCCGACGGCGGTTTCGGAAAAAAACTTAATTGGATGGGATCATTGAAAGTAGACTCTTTAGAGTCTGTTCAAGTATTATATGATTTTCTTAAAAAATGGAACGTTTCTAAAGAAGATGTCGAAAAACGATCTACTAGAAAAACTGGAGGATTACCTGAAGATAGAATAGCTTTTCTAAATACAGCTATTATTAATATTCTAAATGAACTAAAGAAGATGTCTACTAAAAGTCCATTTAGTTGGAAGATGACGACTATTGCTAAACTATCATGCAAGATAGGTGAAGATCCTTATAATAAGTTTTCTAAAAAAAGTAGTGAAGTTCCAACCGATAGAAAAAACCTTTTCTCTAGAGCATTTGGAAGTTCTAAAAAGAATCAACAAGATATAGCAGAATTAGGATATGATTATAACAATCTCATGACTTTAAAAAAATCAACTATGGCTCTCTGTAAAGGACTACTAGATTTTAAAAATATCAATGAAGCGTCTCTATGGAAGGCTGTAGATAAAATTAAAGAATCAGGAGCGCCTAAATACGATCAAAAAGTAGCTGTAGAAAAGCTTAATGATTTGCAGTGGATTTACAGCATGGCTGTCTTTAGCTCTTTGAATGTCTTAACATCAACTTTAGTAATTTTTGAAACGCTGAGGATAGAATGAATATTTTAAATAAAGGAAATATTTAAGTATGTATAATTTATTAAAAAATAGTTTAAATGAAGAAGCATCCATGGAGAGAGTTCTTACGTATAATATGACAAGAGTAACCGGAGTAACTCCAGGTATAGCAATGGGTCTTGATGGCTCCGCGGGCATGACGGCTACTATCCACACGACGGACGAAGGTAGAATATCTAAAATAGAAACGATTATGGGCTTTGTAAGATTTCTTAAAAGACTTACATTAAACAAGTCTGACATTGATTTATCTTTAAGTAAAAAATCTTCTATCATTCCTCTAGATATTGTGGAATTCTATACTAATGTTTTACTGGAAGAATTCAGAGAACTATCTCATATTGATAAGAGTGATCCTTTTAAAGTTAATTTAAAAAGAATAATAGTTTTATCTAAAAAGATTGGACTTGATCCTCTTAATAGAAAGAATACCGATAGTGAGGGACCTGTAGACTTCAGAGAAATTAAAACATTTCTTAGGAAATTTGGATTAGGGAGTTTTAGAATTTCAATAGAGAAAGCAGGATATACTCCTAGAACTATAAGAGAGCTCATTCCGCTCTCTATTAAACTTGGGGAAGCTACTATAAGAGCACTCAATATGGCTCCAACAACATTCGGAGATGCTAAAAGACTCATTAAGAAATCGGACAATTCCCCTAAAGAAAAGAGAATGTTAAAAAAGAATTTCTATAATTATCTATGGGTGAACGCAACAGCTTGCAATCAAACTATGGAAATATTAACTTCCAATAATAGAATTCTAAGACTGGTGCTCGGAGCTCCAGAGAGATAATATATAAATTTATAAATTAAAGGGAGCATTTGATGGAAACGACTCCAATAGATATTATACCAACGGTATCGATAGCTCTAGATGACTATTTGACTCAGAAAGTTTGGAATGCTACATCTGCCGAATATAGGCATAATATCATTCCTCATTTTTATGGATACTTTACATCTTCTGCTACCGTCAATCACCGCACTATACGATTACCAAATAATAGAAAAGCTTATTATCTCTACTATATTCCAAGAAGCGCTATGGAAGGTCCTGTGGTAGAAACGGAAACTCAATGGATAGAGATGGATAAATTCTTAGCCTTGAGTAATTTAATTTTAAGAGTCCATGGCGATAACGGTCAGATGTTCTATCGTGGAGAGATGTATATCTCAAACGATTTTAATAATAATGGATATTATCTAGCCGCCGATAAAGTTATGATAGAAGCTATCGATGCTCCTTTTGGAAGTCTACCTAAGAGTATTTTTATAGCACCGTACTATGATAGTAAAGAATCGGGGAAAACCACGTTATCTTGTTTTAATCCTAAAACAATAAACGATCTTCAATTAGCATTCGCATCTTGCTTAAAAGCCACTACTATCTATCTTAACGGGTACGAGGCTCAAGTGACTAAACTAACAGATATCTCAATAGGTGATTATGTTGAAACCTTAGTAGATAATAATGTTATATGCACTTTTGATATCGATTTACAAGACAGTTCTGATAGTTACCAATTCTTTAGCACGAAAGATAATTGCTTTAAGCAGATAGTCCACATCCCCAAAGCTCTTAATCCTAATGGGAGAGTTATTACTAATAACACATGTGATGTGTTTATAAGACCCGTAGGGATACCTTCAGGTAGTCTTAAGGGTCTATTCATGCATCGGTGTCAGACCAAAGTACCGATAGCTCAGATTACCCATAACGATTTCTCTATACCTATTTATGTTATAGAAAGTTATAAGGCGTATTTAAAATGCGATCAGGTTACTCTACATGTTATCTGTAGAGATCATGGTCAAGTTAACTATCTAGTTAGAAATAGCTACTATATGGATCTGCTATACACTCAGAGTGATGAGATAATTTTAAAATTCATTTCGGAAGCTTTAACTAAACAATATCCTAATCTATCTTTCTGGAAAGGATCTTCTTTAGAAGAATCTCTATATGTTCAAATGGTGAATAATGTTCCTTTCAATATAGAGGAATATGGAAAAACAATACCAGCTGATTATTTTAAAGAGTTGGGAGTTCTTAATAGCATTTCGCTACTTAGCGAAAGTATTGTGAGAGGGACTATACCTGAAGGGCTATCGCATGAGATAGTTGTTCCGATACCTACATTTTTCAGAAATGAGAAATTAGCTTTGATGTTCTATATCAACGGATTAAAAATAAACGACGATCTTATTACAGTAACCGGGATAAAGGACAACTCTTTAGTGGCAGAAGTAAATAGCTCCGTAGTCTTCACTACCGGCGACGAGTCGGCAACTGAGTTATTTTTAAATTCATCTATACATACTATTGCATTTAAACCAGAAGCAGTATCGTTATCTGTTGTGATTCCTTATGGTGATATTTTAGTATATGAAGAGATCTCTGAGAGTGTAGCCATTCAACTCATAGAGAAGACCTCCAATATTGGATATGTTCCATATTCGTTATTCTCTATCTCACCTAGCGGGCTTAGTTATATTGTAACTTTTCCAGAAAACACTGTAGGGAAAACATTCATTATACAAAATTCTAAAGGTCTATATAGTTTTACTTTAGATATTAATGATATATCGTCTGATAAAGATCCATTTGTCATTGACTTAGTGACCGCATATAACGGAACGCCGTATCCCATCTTAGGAGAATTCTGCACGTTAGGTTTTTTGAATGGAAAAACTTTAATTAAAGATATAGATTATAAGATCTATATATCGAAAGGGGAATCTGGAAGTATAGTATCAACCCAGGCAGTTATTCAAAATATGGATTATTTAAAACCTACTGATAATAAAGTAGAATTCTATGCATATAGGGCAGAGGATTTCACCGACTATGGTGGGTTTTTCAATACCGAAAGGGACACGTTGCCTCTAGAGAGTATAGTAGCATACTACCCTCAAATAAGTATGTTTTCTATAAACGGAGATGTTAAAAATAATGTTGAAGTTCAGAATCATTCTATTAATTTATTTTCTACTGATACAGTTTCTCCGATCGGATCTATTTATGGCACTAGAACATTTATCAATCCTAATATTTTGGAATTTTTCAAGGAAAGTATTCTTCAGTTGCCAGATACTAAGCGAATATCTTATTTACGTGATTATTTTATTTCAGTAAAAAAGATTCCCGCTAAAGTTATAATACCTAGACCTTATAAACTATATAGTTTATTCCTATCGATAGTGTTTAGAGATATAGTGACCGGTGAGAAATCAGTAGTTTTTGATCCAAATATAACCGCTCTATTAGCTCAGATTAAAACTTATAATTATTTAAAAGATTTTGATTTAATTTTTAATGGAGATTTAGATTTTAATTTCATAGACGCTTACCCCATTTTCTATAATTATGTCACTACTGATATGAAAGATTATATAGCGTTAACTATGATAGCTGTAGACGAACTACCACAAGAACCAACAATCGGAGTTAAGGGATACTTAACCGAATTTAAAGGATTGAAATGAATATTTTAAACATTGATATTTTTGACCAAGACGTAGACGCTTTATTAGACGAAGATTTCGGAGATATAGATTTCTCATTAGAAGGGATTTTCTATCATGGTTTCGGAGCTCGTATAGGCCAACCTAGATGGACGAGAACTTCAAGAATTACGGATACGGTAAAAGCTGCTAAAGTTAAAATTAAGAGGTATCAGAAAAGATTAGATAAAAAGGGGTTTAAAGATTTAACCGGAATACAAGTAGCGGTACCTACAGCCAGGGTTCTTATCCCTCAGATAACACGATGTAAAAAATTAATAGATCAGCTTAGTAATTATTCAGCTAAAGATTTACAATATAGTAGTTTCAAAAGATATAAAAAAGATTTAGAATTTTTAAACATATCTACAGTAGATTATTTTAAGTTTAAGAATGTTAAAACTAAAAATAAAAAAATAAATTTATTGGAGAATGGTTGGTCTACTGAAAATATTACAAAGGCGTTTGGGGATATTTACGATATTGAAAAATTCATACAAAACATAGATGGCAAAGCTAAAACTCTAAAGAAAGAAGTTAAAGATCATAAAGGACCTTTTGCCGTTTATACCAACCTAATGTTTTCTTTATTAAAAGAGTATTTAGTTCTTACCCGCGACGTTTTAAGATTGGTCAAAGCGACAAGGAGATAGTATGAATATTTTAAAAATCGATTTGTTTGAAAGCGAATTGAATTCTTTGTTGAAAGATGAAGATTGCGTGGCTACTGAAGGTATATTCGTGGACGATAAGAGTAGTGATAATAAAAAGACATTAATACTTGGACAAATTAAACACTTCAGTAAAGCTAGCAATTTAACATCCACAATACGGGTTGCTCAATCCGAGATAGATAAGTATAGAAAAAGGATAGAGATTAAAGGTTTTAAGAACCTAGAAAACGTATCTGTTAGGATAGAATCTGCCAACATAACATTACAGAAAATAAGAACGTGTAGAAAAATATTAACTGAATTCAGTAAACTATCAGAAGAAGAGTTAACGAATTTTAATATATCGAAGTATAAGACGGATCTGCATTCTTTAAACGTATCTCTAGTTTTAGGGAAAACTCTTAAACTCGATGCCCAGAAGATAGAAAAAGTCGATATCGCGTCAGTTGGTTGGAATCCTAACACTCTCAAAGAAGCCTTTCGAGAGATTTCAGATATTAAGGAACTTTCTGATAGTATTGAAAATAATGGTAAAAATGTGCAGTTAGCATTACGTAGCAACAGAAAAGAATTTGCTTTTTATAAAAAAATAGTATTCTTAGTCTTTAAAGAATACTTAATAATAACAAATAATATTTTACGATTGGTTAAAAAAACAATAAGATAGGATAAACAAATGAATTTACTTAATATTAAGACAGAAGAATCAACGACTCTTTATGATGATCTAGTTGCGTTTAAAGATAGTCTAGATGATTTTGAAGAGTATGAGGCTCAATTAGAATCATTAGCTAATTTGCAGAAAGTTAAAGAGCATATTTTTAATTTTGGAGTCACCAAAGAACTTCTAGACTTGCATGGAGATTCGCTTAAAGAAATAGAAATAGATTGTACTACTAGAAAACAAATAGCTTTAGAAAATATTGAAGATATTGAAATAGCTAACGAAGCTCTAGTTTTAGAAAATTCATTTCTAAGTAAGATTTTAGTAGTATCCAAACAGTTTGAGAAATCTATGGAAAAATTCAATGGAAGATTTACTAGAAACTTATCGGACATTGGGAAATACGGATTGAAAGAATATGCTAATAAAACTATGGCGATTTTGCCAGCTAAAGAATTTATCGAGCAAATTAGAGTAGTAACAAGAGTTCTTGAAAAGATGTTTGCCATATCGCCAGAAAAAGGAATCCAAGCAGACTTAACCCCATTCTTAAAAGACTTAGAAAAGACAGGTCTAAGAGTAAATACTGAGAGAGGGAAGATTAAAATTCCTAAAAAGAGAAACGCCGATATTGTTCTGATGGATAGTGGGTGGACAAAGAGTAATATAATAGTAGCTCTAAAATCATGTATTGCTCTTACTGGAGTTGGGGTTCAAATAAGGAATTATCTTAAAAAAGTTGAAATGCTTTCTAAAGAAGATAGACGGGATAAAAAAGAAGATAAATTTAGCATTAAAAATAATGTTAAGAAACGTACTGAATATGGAAGTATTATAAGACATGCTTCAGGTCGTGGTATTGTTTTAATGAAAAAACTAGCTATTTTAGTAAATAGTATCGAGAATATTTAAACGGAGATTCGTAATGTCTTTAAATTTATCACTATTAAGACCGAAGAACGAAACTCCGGAAACGACCGAGATGCTCATATTCATACAAGATCTCAACAGTTTTGATTGCGAGTGTAATGAAGAAAGCTCTAAAATCAATTACTTAGAAGAGATTTCTAAAATTAAAAATATATTAGTTTCAAAAACAGCATCTCTTGACGGGCTGGCGATGCTTTCTAATTTTATTAATCCTAGACTGACTCACCAGCAGAATCTTGACATCATTAGCGAGGATTTTGATTTCTCATTAGAGTTCTTCGCAAAGAGCTTAATCTCAGTTGGTAATATATCTTCTTCTTTTGAGAAAGTCCTACTCTCATTTTTTAATAGATTTTTTGGTAATCTTATAGTTCTTGAAGATTTTAAAAAATTAATAGATGAGAATCCAGTGATATATCTCTCGAATAGATCTTTGGAGATACCGACTCCGACCGAGTTTAATGGAAGACTTAGAGAATTAAATCTTATCATCAAGAAGTTTCAAAAAACTTCAGTTGAAAAGGTTTTGAAAGAAGGAATACCGGATATCGTTAAAGATCTTCCAAAAATAGGATTCGAAATGAATTCTTCAGGTAAAATAATAGCTACAGAAAGCCCCGATCGTAGAAAAAAAACTCTACTAGAAGCCGCTTGGACTAAAGAAACTATTAAAAGATCATTAGATGATTGTTTGACATTTAAACAATACGAGCATTTCTTTAAAAATCTTTATAGTAAAATCAAAGCTCTTCTACAAGCTAACTTGAATATGAAAGGTGAAGGATCTTTATCTAAAGAAGATGCTGTTCTTTTTAAGAAAAATTCTCTCATCTATAAAAAAGTACTGAGGGTCTGTGTGAGCGAAACAGATCTTCTTCTTTACAAAATGGTTCAGATTTGTAGATCAGCTATAAAGAAGGTTTAAATTATGAAAGAAGAAAAGCTAGGAAGTGAGAGTATAAAACTTATAGGATATGATCTCCCTCAAGTTTATCCTTTAGAGAAGATTTTCAATCCTAATAATGGACCGTCGATAAAAGGGTATTTTATACCAGCAGTAGATTCGTTGATAATTGAGACTATTGATGTTAATAGTAAAATGTTGTACGTTGTAGTAGCTGTTAATCCAGTAACCTTCGAATCTGATATTGAACCTATCGGCGTTGTTTCAAAAGGTGGTCCTATAGTATCCGGATATGGAAATCAAATATGTATGCTTTTCTATGATACTAGACAAACTAGAACTAGATTAGTAGTTGATGAAAAAATAACATTCGACGGCGGGGATGCTGCTAATTATCAATTAGTCGTCACGACAACGGATGGTACAAAAGTCCCTATAAGTATCTATGTGGATAGTCAAGGAAAGGTAGAGGGGAGTCTAGTACCGATAGTCCCTACTGGAGTAGCTAATATTAGCAGATGCTTAAATTGCTATACCGCATACCCTATGGACCCAGGTAATACTGTTTACTTAGAACTATATGACGCTGCTGGAATGCAGATATCCGAGTATCGCTTAATTTCAAGAAAAGCTCTTATACTTACAGATTTTCAGGATACGTCTAATCCTATTACGGGTTTCGTCGCTACTGCTAATCAAATTACGGGTTCTGATTGGGCTCTATATCTTAATCAGAATGTAACAGCTTTGACCTTCTGGCCTAAGCTTATTTTCCAAGATGGTTCAGAACAACTTGTTCCGATAGATGGAAAGACTTGTTTTATTTACGGTCTTGAAGATGTATCTACAGATACACCTAATGTTGATTTTAAGATAATGATTAAATACTTCTTATCCGATAATTCAATATGTAGTATCTTTGACGAGAACGTTAATAGGGTTCTAGTTTTTGAAAAAACTATTAAAATACTACCAACACCATTACTTGATTATTCTAAGATTTCAATAATACCAACCTATGATGGCATTTCTAAATCTTGGACTCTAGGATATGCGGGATATTCTCAAAATGAAAAAGCGATGAAAATAATCCCTAGTTCCGATATTACTTTTGGAGCTACTAAATTCAACGGAGCTTCGTTGGGCGTATGGCAGAACTTAGAGATAACTACTAAATCGTTTGTCTCAGGTAATCCAAACTTCACTCAGGCATTCTCGATTCATTTAGATTTACCAGTAGCGGATATGCCTTATTTATTAGCAGACGCTTCTACTGACGAATTAATATATGGACGAAGTTACGGTGCTTTTGTTAGACCAACGGTATTCTATGACGCGATATTAAAACAATATTATATATCCTCTAATCTTTTCTCAGAAAAAAGTTTCCTTTTTAATTTCTACTCTCAAGCATCCCCACCATACGTTGCCGCTATCGATACCGTACCGCAGGTGCCTACTCATTTTGTACTGAGAGATGCTACAACAGGAAAGATTTTAATAACCTCACCTATAGAAGTTTCTAAATACAATGCTCTATTTAATTTAGCTACTCCCACTCTCTACTCCAATAAAACAGTTCTAGTAGAGTTTTTGTTTAAAACAGCTACCCAATATGAAATAATTTATGCTGTTCCAGTTTTAATTGTACAAAAAGCACATCAGTAATTAAAAAAAAATTAAATATATTATATAAGCTAATAATATATCTATTTAATAAATTTCCTAAGTAATAAAAACAAACAAAGAAAGACGAACAACATGTTTAACATCGGCACAGAAAGTAACGGAAGCGCAGATCTAGATTCACAGACAGATATCATCTGTAATATTTTCGACATGGTTGACCAGCACGGTCTATCTGAAACTATTAGAAATTTTATCGTTGAAGACGAAGTTCTTCGTGATGTAGTAGATCTTAACTGTAGAGAAGATGCTTTAATATCTCTTGAAGAAGTTCTTTTAGCTCTTGAAAAGAAAAAATATGCTCAGACATCTAAAGACAGATCTGACGAATCACGCAGTATGAAGGGTCACGACTACGGACATGAAGCTTCCGGTTGGAAAAAACAGTCAGCTGCTGATAGAGCCGACGAGCGTAAATCAATGATCGGAAAACATTTCGGGCATGAAGGTTATGCTGACATGAAGAAACAGTCTGCAAAATCAAGAGCTGATGAATCACGTGGAATGCGCGGAGATGATTATGCTCACGAAAAGAAATATAATGAAAGTGCTAAAGCTCGTGAAGATGATGCTCGCGGTCTTGATAAGTATTATGGAAAAGAAGGTTATGCTGACATGAAGAAACAGTCTGCAAAATCAAGAGCTGACGAATCACGCAGTATGAAGGGTCATGACTACGGACATGAAGCTTATAAAAAACAATCTGCTAAAGACAGAGCTGACGAACGTAGATCTATGTTAGGAAAACGTTTCTAAGTAAAATCTTTAAAATAATCTATGCTTAATACACTAGGTGGAGTTCCGACTCCACCTAGTGTTTTTCTTTTTCTTTTTATTTGGAAACATTATATATAAGAATAGGAGATACTTATGAAAAACAATAACGCCTTTTTATACACACTTAAAATAACAGATACTGATATATTAGCATTCTCATCGAACACTTTATCGCTAGACTCGATATTATCGACTGTCGGATTTAATCAGAAGTTTGTAGTTTGTATTACCAACGGGAGCACCGCCAAGAATGTTTTTTTAAATTTAACTTTAATGTTAAGAGAACCGAATAGTACATCTGGTTCATTAACATGGATAGAATTTATAACTAAAATTACAGATATTGATATACTAACTTATACAGTTCAAACATTTACTCCTATCACGATGTTGGATAATCAGAATGGGAAATTGTTATACGTTCCCCTACCATTCTCTTCAATAATACAGAAAACTCCTGAAATAATATCAGTAGAGAATTCTCAGAGTATCACATGCGGATATTCTATAACATCAAACCCTACAGTTAAAAATAATCCAAATTTAAAATATATGCTTACCGATATCTTTTTCTCTCAAACAGCAGACGAGATTTCATTTGAAAATACTATTCCTATAATTAATGGAGTAGTTGGATACCCTATGGTTTTTGATAACGAGCTCTGGGCTAAAGACACTACACGATATCTAACAACTACAGCAAATAGAAATCTAAATCTATTACTAGTTGATTTTTCAAACGTTGGTGGGATGACTACCATTAGATTTAGCGACTGTAAGAACACAGTAACCAAAAATAGAATATCTGCTGTCATGCCTAAAGATATAGGGGACGCTACTCCAATAGTAGTGATAGCTGGTAGAATGTTTTTCTCTAAAGATTACAATATGCCTAATACTTCGACTATAGAAGTAGATCTAGATAATATAGGGTTAGAGAAAATACTAATGAGTAACGATATTATTTTATCAGACTTTGAATATAATTCAAATATAGTATCTTCTAAAACCATAGAGGAATATGGTAAAAGTATTTCGGATCCGGTTAATTTCGAAAATTATATTATTTTAGTAAAGAACTCTCATCTGAGACCAATGTTCTACTCTAGTCACGGAAAGATAAACGTAAATGATATTCTTTTTCCAAAGGACCTAGGTGGTCTTTTAGTTCAAGAAACAACTAAAGAAATTATAGATTATTTAAGACTGATATATCCAGATAAGACTAGAGCCATTATGGATTTACCGTATCTTGGAAATAATATTCTTAATAGTAGCGAGACGCCTATTCCAAGTACTGGATTTTTAAAAACAAGCTACAAGATTTTAGATGATTTAGAAAACAACTATCTAGATGTTGCTTATCGTAATTTTAATGAGGTGTATGATAACTTTAATAATTATCAGATTTCATTAATGGTAATATACGGAGCATCTCCTAATATAATCACCCCAGTTATCGTTGGAGGTTTAAATGAACAGTGAGGTTAAACAGTTTTTTAAAAAAGAAGGATCTAAAGTTATCTTCATAGGCGAGACTCTTAAAGTATACATAGCTAAAAGATTTAAGAATTTTGCATGTTTAAAGATATCCGATAAGATTAGCACTTTAGCTATTTTTGAATTGGAAGTTATAGACAAAGGTAAGACTTATAAGAGTGGGTTTTTCCTTCCTAGAATTATAGTAATGGAATCTACGGAAATAGAAGAAATTAATAAAGACGAAGAAAAATATATTTTACTTACTCTTAAAAAGGGAAATGCTTTTATTGAGACTACTGAGTTAATTCAAATGGCAGGAATCGGATGGGTAGTTTTCTATGAATATATCAATTCTACAAAAACTCCTTCATTCATTACATATGACGATAAAGCATTCATGTTCGATAAGGTAAGTAGACATACAGGAATTAACTTTAATGTAGATCATTCTATCTTTGAAATATTGATTGCTCATCTTAGTAGAAAACAAGGTAGTCCGACCATTCAATATAGGCACACTGCAATGGAAGGTAGGGAATTACAAATACCTTTAAGTGACGTTAGTCATGCTAGCGTATCGACAAGTAGTAGATTGATAGGTACTTATTTTGCTAATGGAATAAACGCCTCACTAGTGCAAGATAATAAAAATCTAGCTGAGATAGAAAATCTATTGAGGATGTAATATGAATATTTTAAAACCTAAAATAACAGTAAGTGAGTTGAAGCAGAATCGGATTGGAGAATTTTCAGAACGTATAATGGAGTTAGACGAACAGTTAGATGCTCACCATAGAGAAGAAATTACTTTATATAGAGATAGAATGCCTTCAAACTTAAGCATTCTAGATACCGACAAAGAAGTTTTACACTGGATGAGGAAAGGTAAAAAAGTCTTTCTTCTATTTAATAAAAATGAATTAATAGGATTTGTATTATTAGGTCCATCCGATTATAGGGATTGCGTTTACGTATCTAGTCTTGTTGTGGATAAGGATTTTAGAAATCAAGGGCTTGGACCGTTGCTGATGGATAAAGCTTTGAAGCTTTATAAGAAACAATACCCAAAAGTGGATATGGTTATTTTAGGAGTTATAGTTAAAAATAGACAAGCAGTCGCAGCTTACACGAAAATGGGATTTAAGCCTATAGATTATATGATGGGGAAAACTATATGAATATTTTAAATATAAAAAATACATCTATGGAAGTTTTCGGATATCCAACAGTTCCTAATATCTCAATAGGTGAAAGCTCCGACATTATGTGGAAAAACTATAATGTCTGGTTAGATGACTATGGGAAATATGCTGCTCTTGTTTTTAGTATTATGAATAAGCAGGTAATCAATTCAGAAAAAGAAGTTCCTAAATTTAAAGGAGAAGAAACTAAACTAGCAAATGAGTTTATGGATTTAAAATTAGATTTTAAACAGGGACCTTTCACGGCTCAGCTACTTAAAGATAGTATGCATGCATATAACAGTGCTTTAAAAGTTTTTGGATATAAACGAGAAGATTTTATCTTTACAGTTAACCCAACAGATGAGCTTAATAAAAGATTAAAGAAAGTCAATCTTAAAGTTGCTTACGGAAAGCCTATTAAGCTACAACCTTTGAATAAAGACATAGCTTATTTTAAAACGCTTAAAACTTTAGGATACGGTTCCGCATATCTAGACTTCATCGAAGTTTACGGAGGGCGGAAATATGATCTCTTAGATAACATGAAAATAGCAACTGCTAATCAAATCAATCTTTTAAAAATAAAAAAGATGATAGATGGATCAAAAGGAGATGAGCGTAAGAATAGAGAAGAAGAATTTAAACTAATGTGCTTATTAACTCAAGAAGTTGCACAAAGAATGATAGACTTCGGTAAATTCCTTTTTGAAGTTCATAAATTCTTTAAAGCTTTTCTTAAAGATAACGGATATTTAAAATTTAAATAAAGGGAAGGTTCATGAGTCTTGTAACGGATATAGAAAATATTAATTTACTCATAGAGGAAGTAAAGGCTGAGGGCATGTCTCCATCTTTAGAGAATTTCATATCATCTGAAGAGAACCTTTCACAACTGGCTAGGTGTGACTTAGCTGATAATTGTTTAAAAGATTTGAAGAGTGTTTCTAATAATCTAAATTCTTTAAATCTAGAGATAGATATTATTAAAGATCAACAGAGATTTTTCATTAAAAATAAAGTACAGAAAAATCATATATTTAATTATATCAATAAAGACGAGAATAATTTATTCTTTCAGATAGTAGAACAATCTTTCGATAGTAATATTACTATACTTAAAGAAGATAGCGGATATGTAATAAAAAGTCTTAGAGATATTGAAGCCGACGAAACATTGTCTTTAAATTTCAATACTATCTCTCCTGATATCATTAAAGAATGTTTTGGAGTTTCTACTGAAAGTATTTCAGTCGTCTCTAAATTAGATCTGCAAGCGGGAGATATTATTATTTTTTCAGAATTTACTAAGTTTAAAAAACTAGCTAATGTTTTTACCGTACTCTTAACTAGATCTATATTCACTCATGTTGGTATAGTTGTAAAGAATCAAAATAAATTATGGATGTTCGATGCTACTATGGATAATGGAGTTAAATTAACTTCAGTTCTGAAATACGGGTTGAACGAGAAATACATATGTGTCAGAAGATGCTCTACTCCAGAAATGTTTAATTGTGAAAAGAATAAAGATACTAAAGACTTTATCAAGAAATACTTAGGAGCTGAATTTGCTAGTTTTACAAAATTCACTAGAGCTATCTTTGGAAATACTATAGTTTTAGGAAATCGAAAAGTTTCTCCTAATAAGGTGTTCTGTTCAGAATTACTAGCGATGCTTCTACAAAGTCATGGACTATTATCACTATCCAATATGAAAAGGAGTTCCGCAACGTTTACTCCTAAAATGTTTTTTAGTTTAAAGATAACTAATTTTAAAAAGCCTCTATTCTTAAGGGGAAAAGGGATTCTAATTTCAAAATACGACTCGAAAGGTTAACTATGTCTAATCCAGCACTTGAAAGTATGGGAAATGTAATTTTTAATATGCAGACACTGCATACTATTGACGGTAAAAGTTTAAAAACAATTACTCCAGATAAGGATGGAATATTTAAAAAAGTTCCATTAGCTATTCTTAGAAAACCTTCTAGGAATAATGTCCAGTATGATGAAACGAGTTTCGTAAATGGGATGACTAATCCCAAAACAACTTTCTATAAAAAGTTAGTTGAAGGAGGACTAGAAGGAGAATGGGGACATCCGTTCTGCGCTGGTAATCCTAGAGAGATAGTTAAAAGAGTCGCGTTCATAGATAGAACTAGATTATCCCATTTCTTTACTCATGTCAATAGTAGAGAAACTGAAGATGGTCTTTTGCTGATAGAAGGAGACATTGGAACTTGCGGACCTTATAAAGATGAATTAGTTGACTCTTTTGCAGATCCAAAAAGAAATACTGCTTTTTCATTAAGAGCATTAACTCACCCACCAACTCTTGTAAATGGAATAATGACTAAGAAGGTTATTGCTCTTATCACTTTCGACGCTGTAGAATCAGGCGGTTTTGCTGAAGCTTCTAAAAGATTCATGGGAGCTACTGAAAGTTTAGAATGCCCAATACCATTTGAAGACTTTACTGGAGAAGATGATTTTTATAGAACTGCTGTCGGGTTTGAATCATTACAGTCGGAAGAGCTATTCGAGATGTTGGGGACGGATAAAATAATTATTGAAAATAGTTATCGTGGTGTTAAAAATAAAAACCATATCCTAACATCCGATGGAAAACGCAAATCAATTTTTCACTCATGTTATAATTAAGGAATGCCCAATGAATAACCAACACATTGCAATGACTAAAGAAAATATAGTTGAAGCAGAGAACGGTATGGTGATGGGGACAGTTTTCCCTAGCGCGTTGAATATATCAAAAACTAAAACCGAAACTGGTTTTAAAATACAGATATATCTTACCAGCGACGTCTTATCTAATTATGTCTACGTCAAAGCGATAGACGAGCTATTATCGGCAACTGAAGATGATGAGATAGATATAATAATCCAAACTCCTGGAGGGGATGTCTTCGGTGGGATAGGGATAGCCTCTGCAATGCATAGAACAAGGGCTAAGCTTAAAGTTGTAGCTAATGGACTCTGTGCATCATGTGGATCACTAATATTACTTGAAGCCCCTCCAGAATGCATTGAAATAAGGGAGTGGGCTGAGATAATGATTCATGGACCTACTCAGATGATAAAAGGTAAGTCTTTAGACATTGAAAACACTATAGTTTCAATTCTAGAATGGTTCGATGATAGATATCGTTTTTATCTAGATATGGGGTATATGACTAAAGTGGAGTATGAAAATGTTATGTTCAAAAAGCTTAATGTTTTCATATCAGCTCCCGAGATGAAAAAGAGAATTGAAAAAGCTATTCTAAAAACTAAAAGAAATGGAATCATCAAAAAATGAATATAATAGATGATATTGATCTAACATCAATAGAGAGCTTAAAACCTAAAGTTCTAAATGGTAAAAAAGAAGAAGAAGGTATACCTAAAGGAGATTTTCTTGAGTTATCTAAAAGATGGGAAGAAGACTTTTTGTTAGAAAACGAATTGATTCCAGCGATGGAAGATTTAACTCCTTTAGATCCAACATATGGAGCTCTATCTAAAATTGAGCAGATTCCAGCTAATGTTTTTGTCTCACAAACTATATCAGCGGATAAGAAATTAACTTTTAGACTATACCTTAATAGAAAATCTATGACGTTTCTTCCATTCATTCTCCATTTACTAGAAACGGTTCCCAAGAATTCTAATTTGATTATAGAAATAACTAGCATGGGGACTAATGGGCTAGGAGTTCTAGCATTATTAAGTTCTATTAAAGCATGTAAAGCTAAAGTCACCACTCACGCTAACGCGCTCCTCTCACTATCAGATATAGCGATTTGGGCTTCTGGTGATATTTTAACTTGGTCTAGCGTGGTCTTTATTATTCTTAAGAATAGTATGGCAGCTGCTGGAGGAAATATTAACGATATAACAGTTCATAATAAAATGTTACTTAAAGTAGAAACTAAAATTAAAAATCTTCTAATAACTAAAAAAATTATTACTAAAGCCCAGGCTAAAGAAGTCTTTGAAGAAAATGCGGTTGTGCTTATACCAGCATCGGCTCTCAATGAAAGGATTGGTAAAAAATGATTTTATTTAAGGAAGATTTTTCTAAGAAGAATGCCATATGCCATTATCAGACTAGTAATCTTTCTGCGGTAAAATTTGCTACGCTATTAAAACGGATGGGAGTAGAGAATAATAAATTTGTTCTCGCTCTCTATCAACCGCAATTAATAAATGTTGACCCGTTCAGTAAAGATTTATCAGCTGAGATGAAGCTTAGGATAGCTGTTGAATGTAAAATCAATATATGGTATATGTTACGAGAAGTGGCTAGAGTTCCCTCGCAGGGATCCGGAACTTCTCCATATATTTTCAATAGAGCCAATGTTGGATTAACTTGGCTTTTTTGTAATTCAATTACTCCATTTCTAACAATGCCTAGGCAGATAGGTAAAACTATCGCAGCTATCAGTGTTTTTGTTTGGGTATGTTATTTAGCTGGACAGGATTTATCAGCAGCACTTTTTGCTAAAGATAATATTCTGGTTCTAGAGAATGTAGAGAGATTAAAACTAATAAGAGACGCTCTACCGCAATTTCTAATTAAAAATTCAGTAGTCGATACAAATAATAAAGAAGGAGTTAGTTATAACTTCTTAAAAACTAAGTATAAAACTTTCGTTGCTCAAACAAGTAAATTAAGAGCTAGTAGTCAAGGTAGAGGTCCGTCGATAGGTCTTGAGCATTGGGATGAGTTCGGACATTATATCAATAACGATCTATCTTACCCTTCAGCTACATCAGCTATAACCGCAGCTGCAGATCAAATTAGAGCAACTGGGTTTCCTTGTACTAACATGATTACTACAACAGCTGGTAGATTATCAGATCCTTGCGGGCTATACGCTTACGGTATTAAGAATAATTGTATGCGGTTTACTGAGAAGTTATATGATTCTAAAAACGTTGAAGAGCTTAAAACTGTAGTAGATTCTAATTCTAATAACCAAATGTGTTATTTGGAATATAGCCATTTACAATTAGGCAAAGACGCTGCTTGGCTCAAGAAGGTTACTGTAGATAAAGATCCAGCTACTATAGCCTGTGACTTTTTAAATAAATGGGAGCATACGTCAGGACTATCAGCAATAAGTAAAGATATGTCTAAGAAGTTAGAAGATAATATTAAAGAACCAGTTTTCGTTGAAGTTAAAAATGGAATAGTTATAAGGTGGTTTACTCACCCTTCAAAGTTCAAAAAGTATGAAGAGAAAAATATCCCATTCGTTATAGGATCCGATACTAGCGATAATGTAGGGATAGATTTCACTACTATGGTCATGACAGACCCTAGAGATATGTCCGTGGTGTGTACTTGGAAATGTAATCTAACTAATTTTGCTTATGTTGTGAAAAATATTTTAAGTATGTTATTAGAATTCCCGAAATCTATATTTATTCCAGAGCGTAATAAAAATGGTAAAGTACTTTTAGACTTTCTAATATTAGCCCTATTGGAAAAAGAATTAAATCCATTAAAGCGTATTTATAATGCCTACTATCAGGAGTATACTCAAGATAAAGAATTGATTACCGAAATTCCATCAGTCGATGGAGATATTATTAAAAAGTTTGGTTTTTGGACAGGAGCTGCTTCTAGAGATATTCTATTTGAAACGGTAATGCCCCAAGCTCTAGATACCAACTATGATAAAATATTCGATCCCGATCTTATTTCAGAAATATTAGGATTGATAATTAAAAACAATAGAATAGATCATATGGTAGGATCGAATGACGATTTAACTATAGCGTATTTATTATCTTGTTTTTTTATTCTTCACGGTAAGAATATTAATCTTTATGGAGTAGATAGAAATATCTTCTTAAAGAATATCACCCACGATGGGGCTAAAGTAGACCCTAAATATAAAGAACAGCAACTGAAGATCTTCGATAGACTTCAAAGGATAAAGAAAAAAGAAGAAGAATGTTTTTCTCCTACTTTAAAGATGGGTTATCAAAATGAAATTAAATCTTTAGAGTCTCTATTAGATAAAGATATTATTGAACCAAAAATAATATCTATGGATCAAGCTAAAAAGAAAACTGAAAATGTAGAGTTTAATCTTTTTGATGGCTCAGAACGCAGTCTACAGGTATTCGCTAACTTAAGGTTTTAGAAAGCTATTATATAACATAGTATAGGAAAACAATTAACCTTAAAGGACTCATAAATGAATAAAAAAACATACACTTGTAAATATTGCTTTCAAACTTTCACAGAAGAGAAATTCTATAACGGACATTACTCATCTTGTCTTAAAAATCCATTCAATGAAACTTGTGAAACTTGCGATTATTGTAGAAAAGAATGTAAGCATAAGAAAGGATTCGTTTCAGTTATAGCGTGTCCCCACTATGTTCAAACTACTGAAAGAGATAATGATGGAAAACCAACTACCGACATTGAAGAAAGCGCTTAGTTTAAAATATAACGTTCCTATTACTTCTTCTAGAATAGCTCAATTAGTAAAGATGTGTTCAGTTTTTGAAGTTAAGAAAGAACATCCTTTAGCTCTCAATACAGGACTATTGGGTGTTAATAGGATGTATTTTTTACCAACAGAATACAATATGATTTTTGATATCTTTGATATTAATATTGAAGAATTTAGACAAACTATATACACTACGGAATATCTTATCTATCTAAGAAAGAAAGTTAAAGATCCAACCAATAGTGTTTTCTGCGATGCGTACAACATTCTAACAATCTGGCTTTGTCATTGCGGATATAAATCATCGGTGTCTAGTAAAGAAAAAGAAATATTTATCTTCACACTTTTAAAAATGTTAAATTATAAATTTTTCACTTCTTGTGTGAATTATATGTTCCCGTATACTCCTCAACAAACTGTAATGGAACAAACTATAGATGAGCTTAGTTATAAGTTCGATATTAAGAATCCTAGAACTCCGACATGGAAAGCTGTTCTAGAGAATAGATGCAAAGAATTAATGAAGATTGATTCTATCCATTATAAAACATTGATTAATTTCACTTCGGATAAAAAAGTAGTTTATGTCATTACTGATATAAATACTAGGATGCGATTACAGATAAGAAAAATAGTAAGAGAGTTTTATAGAGTGAGAGATGAGAAGCAACAATTCAGACAGGAAGACTTAGTCGGGAATATTGCAGGAGAGAAAGTAATTAAAGAACTCACTTCATCTTTTGATAATATTATCTTAAATGTTGCTAGTAGTGCTCTTAATATGAATCAATTCATAGATCATGAAATGATACAGCTAGTGGTAGGGCTTAATAAGAATATCAATCCTACTATACTAAGAACCCTTTTGACTCATTTCTCAGATTTGGCTATTTTACAATATAAGAACCAAACTCAAAATGAAATACTTAAGAAAAACAATATAACTTATCTTAAAGGATATAAAGTTCTAATATCTTATATAGTCCAAAAAACTTTAAGATTCTGCATGTTGGATAAAACAGTTAACTTTAAATCGAAATTAGCTATCCTTAAAAAGACTTCAGATATTTATAAGAGTAGTAGGATACTCAATGAAGATCTACTTTCTATAAAGGATAGTGTTGGTATTTTTATAGATAAAAATATTAAAGTAAAAAGAGAATCTACTAAAGCCACATTGAGAATAGCTTTTATCCAATATATAATTTTACAATCATTTAAATTTCTATAGGAGATATGATGAGCGTTTTAGGGTTGAATAAGAAAGTGGCTATATATCACTATGTTTTTGATGAAGCTAGTTTAGATAAAATTTTAAAACTAGGAAAATTGCTTCCAGTCAATAGAAATCTAAGCCATGAAAGAGTATATGGTTATGCTGAAAGAGCTATTTCATTAAAACTAAAGGGGGTTTCCGAATACAACACACCTTTAGAGAACGCAGAAATATACTGGAAAGCAGCTTATAATCTTTTCTATAGAGGAGCGTTAAATAAGCCTTACATCAATTATGGTATTTATTTTACTCCCATAGATTTAGCAGGGATAATTAAAATAAAATATAGATTTAGATTGGATTTTTCTAAACTTACAGGAGATTCGGTACTTCAAATTTCTAGAAAAGTAGAATTGATAGAGTCTGGAAGTAGACTACTACAGCTTACGAAAGCGTATACCAATAAAGTAAAAAATAAAGAACTGTGGGACAGAGCCCCAGGAGCGCATTTTAAATACTTGCCGCAGATAGTTAATTTTAGTAATTATATAAAAGTCTCACGAAAGGATTTAGAAATATTATGAATATTTTAGGTGTAAATAACAGAAATAGTAAAGAAGATATGGATGATGATAATGATGAAATGATGCGTAGAGATATGGATTGTGACGACGATGATATGATGTATGACGATGATTAACCTTTAAATTTTAGGTCTGGACTGACCACCATCACGTAGCGTTTTTACTATATACATAAAAAGTAGAAACGTGTTATTTCATATTAACGTGGATAACAATGTGCAACATATACTAGGTGTGAAACTATATTCGCAAAATAGGAAAGTTGGGATACTTATCAGTTTAAGTTATTTCATATAAGAGTTACCCTGTTCTTATGTCAGATCTATCTACAGCTCTTCCGTACGGAAGAGCTGTTTTTCTTTTTTTTTCTCAAACGAAAAATAGAAATATATTATATTATTAGAAGAAGGTTTAAAATAACATAACTACATTGAGGAGAAACAAAATGTCGAAGCTAATGAGCGAATTTAGTAAATCTATTGAGATAAATAATATCTTTGACGAGATCTTAACTAGAGTCAATAATAAACCTGAAAGCATTAAATATCCTATAATTCTGGATGATAAATGGCTTTTAGTAAAAATGGAAATAGTAGAGGAAGCGTTGGCTTTTGATATTAGCGATAACTACGCTGAAGTAAAGAGGCTTTTTATAAACACGCCAAGGGGACTAGCCGAATCTGTTTCTGATATGAGCGATGTGTGGATTGTAGCAATTCATTATTCTATATTCATTAAATCAGATTCTATAATAGAATCTGAAACAGGTAACCATATTAAAAAGAATCATATACGGGAATCTCTCACCCGTCTTAATAGTTTAATAAAACGAGGATTCCCTAAAACTTATGCGAGAATATGCAAGAGTAAGGGAGGTGCGCTATGAAATATAAAAGAGAATTAAAAGAAATAACTGAAAAAGTCAAAGAAGATCCCGATAGCATCAATTATCCGATATATCTCAGTTGCGGATATACTCTAAATTATATAAAAATAGAAGATGGTGAACTTATTTTCGAAACCGTTAGAGAAGAAGAAATCCATACTAGAATATCTTTACGGGGAATAAGAACTAAAGTTAAAAAGAATTTTAGTTTTAAAAAACACGAATTGGCGTGGGACTGGAATAAGATAATTCATAATAAAGTCTTTCCAAAACCAAAAGTTATTAATGATACAGACGCTAAGAAAAAGTTAGATGAAATTTTTAAAAAATACAGCAATACTGGTTTTGGAGATTCTGACGATGAAGCTATCTTCGAAGATAGTCTAGATTTAATTTGTAAAATTTTAAAGATTAAATATCCTAAAACGGTCGAGCGATTCTCGGAAATAGACAGGAGTACATTCTAATGGATACTGGAGAAAAACTTGAATATATATCGGAATGGTTAAAGAAAAATGGCAATAAACTATTTAAAGAATTTAAACTAAACGAGAAATACACATGTATTGCTATACATAGATCTGAGGGAGGAGTAATACAGACTGTAGTTAGAGTAGGATTCATTAAGAATACTATAGCGTGTATTACTTTGGGAGAGATGGGATCTCACGCAATCTCTACAACATATAGAATTATTAAAGATATTGAAGATACTACTCCTGATAAATCAGCTGGAGAGTACACGGTATCAGATCTTTTAAAAATAGAAGATTTTAGAAGTCTTTCAATGCCTAAAAGCTCGTTAGCTATAATGGCTAATATCTTAAAACAAGAACTGAAACGTATCAATATTGAATTCCCTTTCATGACACCAGTTATTGAAACTGAAAGAGAACCTACTGCTGATGAACTGTTTTTAAAAAACATAAACCAGCGTTTTGATTTTGTTTGTTATCCTAAAAGCAAGACTATGGAGGAACTTAAAAAAGAACATATCTTTCCATGCATGGGAGGGCATCCTCCAAAGGATTGGGGAAATGAAGAACTTTTTAATGCGATTGGAATTTCTTACGGAGGAACTAGTATAGACGACTTCTTAGCCCCTACGCTAGAACATCCGTACGGCAACTGGAGATATGGAATAGTATTGAAAAAATCTAAGACTTAGGTCTTAAAGGATATAGATTTATGAACGACGATGTTATACAAAACTTAGTAAAGTTAGATGAGCATGAATTACCTAAACCTCAATTCGCTATGGCTGGAGTCGGAAAGCCACGAATAGGGATAATAGGAACGGGTAAAGCAACTCCTATGGTTATGGAAGCTTTACGGAATAGATATGATGTAGTATTACTTGGATATAATCCCAACGATGAGCAACTTAAAAAATGTGAGGCAGTGATAATGAATAAAAAACCTAAAATTGAAACGATAATGGATTCTTTGGGAGGACTTAATTCTCCCACACTAGGACCGCTAAGTGGGTTAAGGCATAGAACAAAAACTAAGGTAAGCTATTGTATTTACTGCGGAAAAGAGAAAAATCATAATAATAGTTTTTGTTCTTCCGAACATGCTAAACTTTATAAGGATAATAAAAATGATAATAATCAGTAAAAAGAAAACGATAAAAAAGATATGCGTTTTACTAAAAGAGTTAGGACATCCAAAAAGAATGCGTTTAGACGATGCTCGAACAATAAATAGTTTTAATAACTATGGGGACTGCTTCAGCATCCACCAAGAAAAATGTGTCGGTGTCTACTCGGTGCATGTGACCGTCAGGACCTCTCGTGAGCTATCTAGAAAAGATATTAAAAAGATTTATAAGAATCTTAAATATAGTAAAAAATACTTAGAGTTATCGAGAGGCAGATAGTGGATAAGCAGGCGCTATTTAAAGCCGAGACGAATAATTGTATTCTTAAAAATACTAAAGATGATAAATTAAATATTACTAAACTACAAGAATCTTTAGATATTATTTTTAAAAAGTTATTCCCCGCTAAACACACCATGGAGAAAGAAATAATTCTCGATATGGTTACGGGGGTTTTAGATATCAATACTAGTATCGTACGTAAATAATAACTTAAAAATACCATATTATACTATAAGGAGAAATATAATGGGAAAAGTTTTCGATATTAAAAAACTAGAAAAAGAAATAAAGAAGCATAATAAAGCTTATTGGGAAGATAGCGATCCTAAGATTACAGATATAGAGTATGATTTTATACTTAGAGAATTAGAAGATCTTGACCCAGATAACGCGTTATTAAAACCTCAAGTTCCTAAAGTGCACTCGATGGGATCGATTGATGAAGATATGTTAAGTTTGAATAAAACTTACCATGCTGATAATGCTCCTAAAGGTAAAAAATCTTTGATGGCTTGGGTAGAGCAAATAGCTAGAACCAAAGATGAAATATTTCTTATTCAACCGAAGTATGATGGGGTAAGTGCTTTTTTGAATAATAAGATGCTCACTACTAAAGGACAAGGAACCGAAAGTCAGAATATTTCTGATAAGCTTAAAATATTGAAATTCCTTTCAAGTAGCTGTGATCATAAAATTAGAGGGGAGATAATTATAACTAACGCTGATTATAATAAATATTTTAGTCAACTTAAAAGAAGCAACGGTGAAAAGTATAAAAACCAACGTAGTGCTGTAGCTGGTATTTTAGGGATGAAAGACATCTCCGATATTAATATTAAACCATTAACTTTAATAGACTTCAATCATTTCCATTTTAGAGTATCTAAGAAGAACTTTAAAAAGGAATGGGACATTCATGTTAATCTTATTAAAAGCGCTGGATACCCGATAGATGGGGTTGTAGTTAAGGTTGAAGACGATACGTATTATAAAGAATTAGGATCTACTGGAAGTTTCCCTAAGGGAGCGATAGCTTTTAAATTCACAGGGGTTTCTAAAGTATCTACAATTGAGGATATCAATTGGACAGCGGGAACGAGTTGTCTAACACCAGTAGCTAAGATAACTCCTATAATTATCTCCGGAGTAACCATAACGAATGTGACTCTCCATAATCTAAAACATGTAAAGGATAATATGATACATGTTCTTGATAGACTAGAAGTGGAAAGAGCTGGGGATGTAATTCCACATATGCTTAAAGTTATTCATACGGGAAAAGGATATATGAATATCCCTACAGCATGTCCTTATTGTAAAGGAGATGTTATGGAAGTAGGGACAGAGCTTATTTGTCTAAACGACGAGTGTGAGGAGATGGTATTGAATAGAGCATTGAAATCGATAAAGAGACTGGATATAGAAGAATTGGGAGTCCCTACTCTTAGAAAGATTTTAAAGAAATTTAAAAAGATAGCTATAGATGATCTTTTAAATCTAACTATTAAAGATATATCTGAATTGGAAGGATATGGCGAAAAATCAGCTACTAAACTTTTCAATAATATTCAGAGTGTTAGAGTAATTGAAGATTATAAATATTTAGCATCTTTAGGATTCCATGGAATAGGTCTAAGATGTTCAAAAGTTCTTTTAAGTTTTATGTCTTTTAACGAACTACTTACTAAAACAAAAGATGATTTAATGCAGATAAAAGATTTAGGCGAAGAAATGTCTTTCACAATATCGGATGGGTTATCCGAAAATAAAGACTTAATAGATAGACAGCTCTCGCAGATAACTCTTAAAGGTATTAAAGGAACTGTGACTAAAACTACCGGACCTAAAGTTGTCTTTACAGGGAAAATGGAATTACCAAGAAAAGAACTCGAAGAGATAGCGTTGAATAAAGGATTCACTCCAGTTAGTGGACTTTCTAAAGATGTTGATCTCTTAGTAGTGGCAGATGAGAATAGCACTTCATCTAAAACCAAAAAAGCTATTAAGTATGGCATTGAAATAATATCCATTAAAAAATGGTTAAAGGAGTGATATGAAAGATAACTCTATTGAGATCCCCAGGTTAAAGAATAAAATCACATGGGGATCCTGTAAGAACGAATCGGGTTTCATACTTTGGGGAAAAAGTAACGATAGGTTAGTTTTTATGAATTATGGTAAAATAAAAAAATTCCTGTTTGGTCACGGGTTTGCTAGAAGGAAAATATCCAAAGCCCTAAAAACTCCTCCAGAGTTAGTGTGTAAAATCATGGAACCCAAAATCGATGAACTAAACATACAGCGAGTGAATGATAGATTACTAGATTTCATTTTTGCTAATTTCTATAAAAAGAAAATATGCAATCATCTCTGTAATGTTGGGACTTGTCCGTTCAAAAATAAGACAGCGATCAATAGTGCATGTCGAATACGCATATCTGAAGTCAATGGAATAAAATATATAAAGGGAATATAAGTATGGTTACCGATATCTATTACGTCATGAGTAGTGTGTGTAAACACTTAGAGTTGTATTCGATGGAGAATGTTACTATTCTACCAAAGAGTTCAGCGACTATAAGAACCGGATTGTCTTTGAAGCCGAATTCTAAAATAGAATTCCACATCGCTAAACCACCTTCTAAAAAATTTGGAAAGAAAACACTAATCCTCAAATATCCAGAGCTTTCTGATTCTAATGAAATTGGTGTGGTAGTAACAAACATGGGTATTAGTCCGTTGGAGATTAAAGCTAACTATATTATAGCTATGCTAATTCCTGAAAAAACGAAGATTGGAATCTCTGATATTTTTAGACAGGGTAGGCACTTTGGAGATATTCTCGGTAAACCTATTTATAAAACCATACCTAAAAAAGAAATAGGAGAGATAGATATTGATATAATTAAGAAAAAGTTCATTAAGGTATTGAGAGAGAAGAGACCCTGCCGACTACAGTATAGTCTCGTAGAGGAAATATCGGAAGAGTTCTCTAAAATTCTTTTAGGTCATATCAAATGTTAGTTTTACGGTATTTAAAATATGTGGGGTGTTTAGATCAAACATCCCTAGAAGCAAATTTAAATACTCTGCGGGTTTTGACAGATCGGAATACTGAATACTATTGGTTTTTATCTCAGAATACTCGGAAGCTCCGTAGGGGAGGATCGATAATTTTTAATACTGAAACCAAACGATGGACATACAAAGGATACCCATATACCTCTCTTTTCCTAGATCACCGAGAATGCGATCTAGGAAAAGATTTTAATTTTAATCAACTTAAATTTATTAAAAAGGGAGAATAAGAATGTCAGAATTACTTCCAGTAATAATTCCAATAACTGCAATCTTAATTTATGTCTTTTATCAAGAACACGTGATTAAAGAATCTAAAAAAGAAAAAGAGAATTTGAAGAAAAAGAATAAAAATTTACAGCGGAGAATAGAGAATATTGTTAAAAGAAAATTATAAGAGAAACCCAACACCATCTACATATCTTAAAGATATGTAGATGGTAGTTTTATTTTTTTTTATTAAAATTATACAATAACTACATGTAGGATTAAGTTGGACTTAGACCATAAAGAGAGCCAAAGACATGAGTGTTTCATGTTCTAAACATGACGCGCCGAAATACTCGTCTAGTAATTCTAAGTATCTTGTGTTTTCTTCAGCGTAACCGTCTACTATCTCTTTAAATGACGTTATCTCAGATCCGCCACTTATAAAAGCTTTATCTATTTTTATTTTTAATTTATTATAGATATACGCTTTAACAGCACATAGAGCTAACTCGGCGAATACATTGATAGCAGATGCTCCCATATTAGAGAAGTCGGGATCGTGAGATAGTTTACATGAAAGAACAAAATCCATATGGCTCATCTGTCCAGGTTGAAGCTTTATCAAATCGCCAGCTAATAGTTTAGGGATAGGGTATACTGGTTCGTTAGCGAATGTTCTAGAAGATAGAATTTCCCCACCAATACCTGAGATACTCGCTCCACCCCAACCACTGGAGAAGTTTCCAGTTCCAGGATTTAAAGACAATCCGTTAACGGCTACTATAGGTAACCCATTCCTAGCTTCTGGGGGTATTCTATAGATACAATATAATGGAGAGGTGTAAACTCCCCCCTTCCAAAACCCAGCCGTTCTCTCATGATACTCTAAGACTAAAGGAATCTTTGTACTGGTCCCTCCAAATAGATTACAATCGACCATCAATCTATCACGAATTACTGTTTTCTTAATCTTTTCTAATAGAGGAATCTGTCCACGTTCTAAAAGATTATCTTCTTCTGTTGCAAAAGCTACTTCTAAGATCTCCTCAGGAATATTATGACGTATCCTAGTTAACGTCACATCCATAGTACTATTTGGCATATTGCTCCCTTTCAAATAAGTTGGTTATATACTATTTTTTGATCATCTTAGGATTCATGCTCTGATCTATACACATCCCGTCGGTTAAGCAGAAGATATTATCCTTTTTAAATGAGTTTAGAAGAATAGTTCTTTGGGCTACCATAAACAATTGAGTCATGTTATATTTCTTAACTGTCTTAGTTAAGAAGGCAGCTAACCTAACGGTGTGAGCATTATTTAAGAAACTATCCATCTCATCTATCCTCAATCCGAAATGTTCACTCATGTTAGTAAAGACACATAACGCTATTGTAAAAGATATATCTATTATTCTTTTTTGGGCAGTTGAGCATAGTTTAATTTCACTAACTGGATGGGTATCGAAAAGAACAGCGAAGTTAAAATCTAAAAGTTGATTCTCATCTAGTGTTGATATCTCCATCGGGTATGTACAGATATCTTTAATGAATTCGTTAGCTATCTCTATAATGGAATTAAGAAGTCGACTTATATAAATCTGCGGAATCCCTCTACTAGGAGATAATCCTTTTTCTAAATTTTCAACATCATTTAATTCAGTATAGCATTTTTTAAGAGATGGTAATATTTCTTCATTTAACTTTATTCTTATTTTCTTCTGATCTAAAACTTCATCATCTAGAACTTTTAAAGAAGCGTTTGTCTTTTTCTTATAGAAAGAAAGTTCTTCAATCTTCTTTTTATTAAATAGAATTTCTTTTTTAAGAATCTCACAAATTGATGTTTCCTCAAAAGCTTTTTTAAGGTTTTCAAACTCTTTCTTATTTGATGTGAATTGTTTTAAAAGATTAGTGTGTTTTTCATCTATAAATATTTCCTTTTGAATAGTTAAATATTCTATTTCTTTTTCAGCCATTATAGCTCTTTTTTCTAAGATGGTGGAGTTTAAAAGTTCCTGAACTGGAAGCTTAGTTTTCTTCAGTATATCTAATTTATAGCAATCTTTACTTATCTGATTTTTCTTTTTTTCAAATAGAACAATGTTTTTAGAATTCTCTATTATTTTTTTAAGTTTAAAAGCTATTTTTAACGGACTTCGCGAAAGTGCGATATTAAGAAGATGGTCTTCAAGTACGTAGTTTTTGCAGGTGTACGAGGATAAAATGGAGCTTATTTCTGCATAAATAGGCTCGGTAATATAGACGTATTGGAGCAAGGTTTTGACCTCATTTTGACGAGTTTCCAAATCTAAAATAGTTTTGGATATTTTAATCTTTTTTTCACAAAACACGTCTATTTCGCTTTGTATTTCTTTTTTAATTTTACTGAAGTGAGTTCTTAATCCACATTTCAATTCGCACTCTTTAGGGTATGAAAATCGGGTTCTTCTATTCTGATCTGAAAGCTTTTTATCCAGTTGAGTTTCTAGTTGATTCCTGTTAGAAATAAAGAACTCTAACTCTTTAGATATGGAGTAAGCTTCATTATTTAAATCGCTAGCTTCTTTGGGATCTAGAAAGGTTAGATTATCTTCTGATATATCTCTCAATCGATTACTGATAACAAAAACTCTAGAAGCAAAATCACTTAATCTATCCTCAACTATAACCGATATGGTTTTATCTATATTAAGATCGTTTTGGAAAGTTGTATTGGAATCAATATTATCCTCTAATTCTTTTATTAGAACTACTAAATCTATACTATCTAATTCTTCCAATTTATTCAAAGCTTCTTTTTCTTTATCAAGATCGTTAAGTAGATCTTTAAATTTCTTATTCTGAAAAACCTTTTTACTTTCTAGAATAGCTAATCTTTTTTCTGGATTATTTGTAAGATTGATAGTAGTTTGTTTTTTAAGATCAGTTATTCTTCTGTATATAAGATTTGAAGATTTCTGAAGTTCATTAAGGGTTGGACTATTGGTTATCTGTTTTCCTTTATCGTCATTATAATAATTTAAAATAAAAATTAATTGATCTATGTTGTTATTAATCGCTTCTAGATTTTCTTTCTCATTTAACATACTCCGATATTCAACTTTACTTATCATTCTAGTTTTAAGATCTGATTTTCTATCTTCTAACATTTTAATGTTACTTTTAATTTCTTTTATCTTCGATATGACCTTTTTATACGTGTCCGAAATAAAAGTAATATCTGAAGGGTATATCTTAAAGAATAATTCTTTACGTTCATGCTTCCTAAGTTCTGATATTTTAAAATTATTAGAAAATAGCTTATCTATAAAAGTAGAATATCCAAAATGCTTTAAACAAAGATCTAATTGAACATTACTCTTCCCAGATATATTAAGTTCCTCAGCCCCTCTCATAAAACTATGAGTATGTTCTTTATTATTAAAATCCGTTTTAATAACATAATCTATTTCGTCATGAACAATCTCTAATTCTTTTTTACCCGTATTTAAGAAGGAAGTGCTTACTGGAGGAAACGGGGTGAGTTCTTTAAGGATTGACGTTTTACCGCTACCGTTATCCCCCAACACACAATTGATGCTTCTCTCGTCTAGTATCAAAGTAATCTCATGAATATTACTAATTGTTATTAAAGGTTTATAATCTTTAAGATATATTTTTCTAATATACATTTTCTCTCCAATACGTTTTAATTAATACAATCATACTATAATATAGACAAAATACCTTTAAAATAACTACTAAGAAATCTCAATAATTTTTTAAATATATATTATTAGTATAGACGAACTAGCCCATATAATTTTAGCTACAAATTAGAGAAAGTCACATCATGAAAAACGTAGGAAATCAAAATTTAAGAAGCTCGTGGAATAATGAGTTTAACACTCTAATTAGAACCAGTAACGATTTTGTTTTAGAATCACTAGCTGTTCCTATTAGATATGTTTGCCGAACGTTCGGGGATAGATTAGTGCAACATTGCATTTTCCCTGATGGGAGTGCCTTTATTGCGGATAGTATTGATAAAAATGACTACATTTTAGTTTCTGCAGTTTTAGAATATAGAAAGCGGTATCTATATCAATTAAAACAAAAGAAACTAGTAGCTGATATCGAAAAGATCTTTAATACTCAAGAGACGTGTGATAAATTAAAACAACTGTTTGCAAACCTTAGAATGTCTATGGGTAAGAAAATAATTATCTTCGATGTACTAAAACACGTACATACTAAAATGATAGGTAAGCGAAATAACTATCCCTTCTTCAGATCAGTTTTGCTTAGTCTTAATAAAGTAGATGACGCGTATAGAATGAGATCGAAATATCTTCAAGGTTATATCACCGATTGTTTTGAATTATTTTCGATTAAAAAACAGGTGGGGTTAAAGGAAGAGGAGCTCTATGTAAGAACTCTCCAAGCTGTGCGAGTTATATTAAAAGATTTTTTGATTTCGAATATATCATCGACCAGAATTACAAACATTGGGAAAAGTTTCTCCGACGAATTAAATAAACTAAATGTAAAGAAAGTAGGGTAAGTATGAGCGCTTTGAAAAGAAAGTTTTTGAATGTGGAGTTGGTAGGTAAGACCCCGAAGGATGGGACGTTAAAGTATAGCATTAGCAAAAAGCAGTATAAAGAAATATTCGCCGGTGAAGCTATCGATGAAGAAACCCTGAATGCCGTTTTGGCTGTTAAGAAAAAGATAGCTGCTGCCGCTATTAACTTCTGTGCGGATGCGTGTATAGATAATAACAATAAGAAAGGATGCGATCTAACGATAGATAATGGTCTTGATAGAACCAGAGCTAGATGGTCTCCGTCAGCAGTTATTCCAATTAGGGAGTATAAGGAAGATAAAGACGGTAATAAAACCAATCGTAAAATTGGAGAAAAAGTAAAACCCGAATTCTCTTGGAAAATAACCGGTGGGATTTTGGATAAAGATATCCAAAAAGACGAGATACAAAAGAACGAAGATCGTCTCAATGAACATTTTTCTAAATAACTAACCATCAACCTGATAGCTTTTAAAGCTATCAGGTTTTTATTTTTTTTTTTATTCTTTCTACTATAGTATAAGTAAACTATAAATATTAGACTATAAAGGATATTATGAAAAAAAATAAAGAGGGTGTGGGACCAAAAAAGAAAATCAAAGTTCTGGCGATAGATCCAGGTACTACAAATTGCGGATGGAGCATCTTAGAATACGTCACGACAACTGGAGAAATAACAATAGCTAAATTAGGAACTATCCACCCTAGAAGAATAGTCTCCAGAGTAGCTATGGATGACCGAAGAGAGAAATTTGGTGGTGGAATTTTAAGAATAGATCTTCTACGAAACGAGATAAGTGATATAATTGAGGAGAACAATCCCGAATTTATTGCTATTGAAGATGCTTTTTATAATCCAAAATTCCCTAACGCTTATGGTATAATTCTCCAATGCATTACCACTATACAGTTACTCATCTTCAGAAGTTTTAATAAGAAGATTTATAAAATACCAACCAAATCCCATAAGGAAACGGTGACTGGAAATGGTAGTATTAAAAAGGATTGTGTTCAGAATATAGTGATCAATCATCCAGAGCTTACATATCGAAGTGAGAAGCTTAAGTTGAAGATGACCCAAGACGAAGCAGATGCTATATCTGTAGGGTTCCATTTCTGTAAGAAAATGATATTAGATCTTTTAATATAATACTTATAATAAGACGAACTACTGAAGTGTAGTTCGTCTTATTTGAGTTATACATTACTCCTATGAATCAAAGTTAGATTATTCTTATCTATCTAAAGATTCATTAACTCCAATAAGGAATAATATCATGAAAAACACACTAACAACAATATGGAATGTAGTAAAAAAGATAACTAAAGCAGTAGTACAAACTGTTATTTCAGTAGGACCTGCGGTTGGGATCGTAACTATAGTTTGCTTATGTCCAACGCTTACTCCAATGTTACTGATCGCTATTGGGGTCTTAGCCGTAATTGAACTCGCTGAATTCGTATATGCTATGGTTACCCTAGTTAGAGCTACTACTCTAGCCTAGATAGCTACACTGCCCTTCCGCAAGGATGATTTACTGGCAATATGAATAAAGTGAATAATATAGAATTGATTGATTTATATTATTAATTGAAAATTACTAGATCGTTAGCTAGTATAAAGCTCCTAATGAACCGAACCTCTATTCCTTTCTATAATACAAGCACAGCCACTTGTTAGAAGATACCTCGATACCGCTATCTCATACTTAATAAATTAGTCAATTCTTCACAAAAAGGATTGAATCAAATATGATCCATAGGATTATCCCCAATCATTATCGCAGTAGTCGATAATGATTGGGGAACGATATTATTTTTTTTTTTAATTTAATCAGTCTTTAAACCTTTTATCATTTTTTTGATTTCGTTTTCATAATACTCTGTTCTATAAACTTTGGTTTTATCTTCTCGAATATGGAAAATAAAAGTTTCAATTTCCTCATCATAATACTCTTCTAGCAGAAGTAGATATTTATAGAAAGTTGTCTGTAAACTATATTTAAAGAAATTAATATTCGGGATATGATCTACTGGATATAATCCAAAAGACTTAAAGTAATTGGCTGTTACTATTTTTTTATTGGTCTTCCAGTCTACTATCTTCAATACCTTTGTTTTCTTATGTCGACATATTAAATCTATAGTGCCAGCTACCCCCAAGAGTTGAGAGAATATTATTTTCTCAAGAGCTATTATATCATAATCAGTTAAAACTTTATCACACAGCTGCTTACATGTCTTAAAACTAATAGCAGCTCTCTCACTGATAGGAGAAGGTAATGGTTTCCCACTAAGATAATTCTCAAGGTAGTTATGGATGTTATTTCCAAGATCGCAACCTTCTTGTTTAAGTAGGTCCCATTTGGCTAGAATACTCTCTTGCGTAACTCCTAATTTCTTAGCTTGTTTTTTACTTAACCCATCAGTATCGAAAGGGAAGTATTTTTTTAAAAGTCTAGTTGCTGAAGTGAAATTATCACAATCGTCATTAAAGTATTTATGTAGTTCTTCATTGAAGAATATTTGTATGCCATTATGCTCTGTTATAATATTATCCATAAATTATCCTTTTTCATTTATATTAGTTATATTATTTTATTAAACAGTTATTAATAACTGTTAACATACATAGTATATAAACCATCAATGTTTGTTCCTCTGTTTATACCGTCCTATACAACACCGTAGCTTTCTAAACTTTTTTTCTTTTTTTTTAAAAACAAAGTTAATTCCTTATAAACACATCATCTACTGATCTAATAGAGATCAGTAGAAGTATTCTTATATATTTTTTTTTAATGTATTTTTTAATATAAAATCACTATAGTATATGAAAGGAGAGTTATGAAAAAAAGAAAAATGAAATATGAATATTTTGAGAAGAAAAAGAAAAAACCGATCTGTAAAAAGTTTAGGGATATGGATACTGATGAGAGAACCGATTTTATTTTCTTGTGGGTGCTTGTATGCTGTACTGTTTTATTTATTTCAACATTAGCGCTAGTGTGTATAGGATATTTTCTAAAAATAATATATCCTAATATTTTATAAAAAGGGAGATGTATGGAAAAAGATAAAAATTCAAAAATGAACTATGACGATTATAGATATGTTCATGCTGTTGGTATTTCGGAGAAAGATCATTACTCTATAATAGCTTCTCTTAAGAATATCCACACCAACGAAACAACGCTTAAGATAATAGATCCTGTAGAAAGACCTTTTTATTTAACGCAAGATTGCTTTAAACAACATAATAGAAAAAAGGATTATGAGTTATTGAGTAGAGTAGATAAATATTCTGCTAACCAACATGAGCTTATACCAATCCTTAAAGAAGCATTAGATATCCCTAGCAGGAAATATGTATCAAGAGCTGATCTTTTCAACGATGTCTCTGTATACGGTGCGGATATCGATCCTAGGGTACTTTTAAAACAGAAATTAAACTCTAAAGAAAAGGTTGCCTTAAAATTCAATATTGGAACTTTAGATATAGAGCAAGACGTTACTGATACTAAAATAGTTAATTTAATTTCGTTTACGAACGGGGATGGTGAGACATTCACAGCAGCTCTTAAAAGTCTTTTAAAAGGAGGGACAGAAGAAGATATTTTAATAAAACTTAAAGAAGAGAAAATTAAATATAGAAAGAAATTAAAAGATAAAGTAAAAACTATCTTCGATACATTAAATCCTAAGATTACTTTCTTTTTCTCAGATGATGAGTTGGAACTTATTAAGTGGATATTTAAAAGGATACACGAGAAAGCTCCAGACTATATTTCTATTTGGAACATGGGATATGATATTCCAACTTTAGCTGATCGTATAGTTTTTAGAGGCGGAGACATTGCTGATATTTTTTGTTCAGATGAAATACCTAAGAAATATAGATTTTATAAATATGATAAAGGTAGAGTTAATAAGAAAGAACATTGGTCGTATTCTTGGGACTATTGCAGAATAAGTGGAAAGACTCAATTTATTGATAGTATGAGACTACATAGCCTGTTAAGAAAAGCTAAAGGCATTCTACCATCTTATACTCTTCAGTATGTGTCTAAGAAAATATTAGGAGTTGGGAAGATAGATTTTGATAATGATAGAACTCACTATGAGATGTTAAGTGAATATTTTATAGAATATACAGTTTATAATATTTTTGATACATTAATAATATTATTAATGAATATGGTAACCCATGATGTAGAATCGGCTATAGGGTTATCCTCAACTAGTTTATTAGAGAATTTTAATAAACAGACTATTCAGTTGAAAGATGACTTCTATTCTTACTGTACCGAGAATAAAGCAGTAATAGCTACTACTTCAGGTAGTCAGTTGAAGATAGAAGATGAGTTTATAAAGAACACTGGAGGGAATGTACTATCTCCGTATCTGATGGATGATATAGGGATACCTATTATAGAAGAGTTAGATGCGCCAACTAAGTTAATTAAGTTTACTATCGATGTAGACGTTGTTAGTGATTACCCATCCATCACCGATGCTTTCAATATCGCAAAAGAGACTAAAATCTATACAGCTTTATACTTTGAAAACAATCACGATAGAAAAATAGAAGAACTTTTTATTTTCCTTCCGACGTATGATATTTCAGCTGTTAGAATATGTAACGAGTTTTTTAATCTACCTAGCTACGATGAGATCTTAGAAATGGTTTAAAAAAAAGAACTATACTCTTATCCTAACGAGGATAAGAGTATAGGGTATTATTTTATTTAGGTTCAGTTACGAATGAAGCAGCTGCTAAATTACTAACTGTTATTAAAGCACCTATTGGATTAATAGGAATAGGAATTTCACGAGAGTTTAAGAACATTCTTTTCAGAACTCCGCCACTACCTTGAACATATTGTCCAACAACTGTTCCATAGTTCCAGTTATGAGCAAAGTTAAGTTCACTAGTAGGTTCTCCAGCAACCATAGGAATGATTAGCATCTGGTTTTCCATAATATCGAATGTTGTAGTAATACATTCAAGTCTAACACCATTAGGGAGAACGAGAGTATATTCAACTCCAGCTGCATTTCCCCATACACCGTTATCAAGAGCTGTATGATAATGAGGCTGACCAATAATACCACCAAGGATAGGATTAGTAGTAAGTAGTCTATATGTAGGAACAGCGCCTTGTGGAAGCTGTTGACAATATAAAGATTTACTATGGATCTGATCGATAGCATAAGTTATATAAGTAACGAAATGCTGTTTAACATCACCTGAGTGATCAGAGTCTTGCATCATCTTTGTAGGATTAGCGTCGAAGGTGTCCTGCCATACATATGGTTTTACCATGTCACCACTAACGTAATTAGCACCGATATCGTAATTATAAAGAGGGTTTCCACCAGCAGCTAATCTAGAGGCGTATACTGATGCTAGTGTTCCTTTAATAATATTAATACCACGATAGTCTTTACCGATACTAACAAGCTTAGCTAAGTTATTAGTATTAGTTTCAGGATTAGTCTGACTAATAGCCTGGTCGTAGAAAATGTTTGGAGCGGTTGGGATCTCGTAAGCTAAAGGCTGTTGTTCCATCCTAGCAAGCTTATTCGATTTTCTAAAGTTGTCTTCTCTGAATCTTGCATCTAGGGCATATCCATAAACAGTACTAGCATTGGCTGCTTCTAATACTACCACTAATGCGTCGAGAGCTGTACTTGGAGCTTGTCCAATAACTTGAGTATGAGCAGCTACTGAGATATTGAATAAACATTCAGCAACACAACTGATAACGTTAACTGTAGGTCTAGCGCTAGTAGATATAGCAATACCTTCATTAGGTTGACAAACACCTAGGATTGTAGAAACAGTCCCTTTTGTAGTTTCTTGACCTTTAGTAAGGAATGTTTTAAAATCAATATTACCAACACGAGTACCTGAGTTACTACTACCCATTGTATTTGGAGACATTGATAGTCTACCGAGATCACCAGGAACGTCAAGTGCGAAAGTTTCAGTAGCTTTAGATGTAGTTAAACTAACATAAACAGTTTGAAGTTTAACACCATCAGCGATTTTGTCAGTAGAGTTAACTTTACCATAACCTGGTTTGTTAGCGTCAACTGATGCTTTAATAATGTTTATTTCAATATTAGGTTTAATAATATTATCAGCAACTAAAAGACTAGGTTCATTCTTTAAAAGTGGAATAATAGGTTTAAGAACATTATCAATAATTTCAGGATTGACATATAGGTCTAGTATTTTAACCTGTTTGCTTGTAGTAGTATCGACAACAAATTCTTTTTTCTTAACATACTGAGCATACGGTTGATTTGTTGGGATAGTAGGCATAAGTCTATCTAAGATAGAAGTATGGAATCTCATCAACGCGATAGTTATAGAAACTTTAAGATCAGGAAGAGCCATATCAATATCAACACCGAATGATTCAGTAGATGCATTACTTAGATTGCAAGTAGGATCGCTCATTAAATAACTTGGATATAGAGATTCTAATCCAACTAGATCTTGTTTAAGATCTGTGCGGTTGATTTTAAGATTCTGTCCGGCGCCGTAGTTATTTTTGAATTTAGCATTTCTATTAAGAATGATTCCGACAAGTCCGGTAGCTGATGCTACATGGTCAGGATGAATACCCTTAACATTTTTTACAAATTCTTCTATTTCATCATATACTAACATTTCTGAGGATAGAGATTCTGTTGCGATAGTCATCATATGCCCACCGATTTCGCGGTGCATTCCAAAACCATTAGAACTTAAGAACTCATCTACTTTAGATTCAATCCGAGCTGCCTCTAGAGCTAAGTCAGCTATGGGACCATCTGTCTGTGGGTGCATGTTTTCTCTGACTTTTTCTAGAAAAAAGTCAATCGATGATGTTTGTTTCATCTTCTTCTCCTTATATTTCTTTTTTAGGTTTACTTATACTTATATATTATGTTTATTACTTTATAACAATAGGGCACGAGACAACACTAGAAATGATATCGTAGATAGTTTTAATGCTTAGAACATTTAACCAGTAATCTCTGATTTTCTTGAGAGCTCTTAATTCTAAAGAGTCTACCTTATCTTCAGGATTCTTTAGAATCTGAGTGATGAATTCATAAAATTCATCTCTAAGGAGAATAACGTCTAACGTAACTTCTTTTTCTAATTCTATTTTAATCTTTTTAGATTTATCATTTTTAAGTTTACTTCTAAAAGAAGTAGCCTCTTTAGGAGCTACTGGATCTGCTTCAACTACCGGTTCAGGAGCATCTTCTTCCATATCGTCTGCAGGTTCCTCTATGGAACCAGTCTCGTCTTCAGATTCTAATCCTTCTAACCCATCGAGGATAGTTGGGTAAGTTCCACCGTCAGCAGATTTAACATGATTATTATTATCTTTATTAAAAAGGAAATCGCCAAACTCGCTAGATGCGGAAGCTAATTTATTAAGAGCCCCTAAATCATCCATTTCTAAATTATAAGTAGTTTTTAAAAGTTCTATTGTCTTTAAGAATCCATCCATTATCTTAGGATCATTTCTTTTAATAAAGATAGTAGGATTAATAAGAGACTTATACATATCGTTAAAGAGAACATAGAAACAGCTGGCGTTGATTAGGTTTCTATATTGGATTAATTTATTTTTTTGAGTAGTGTTTATTTTCAATGGAGAGAAAACATCCATAGTCAAAACATTCCTAGCAAAGAATCCTAAAAGATTAGAAAACGACTTACCATTCCAATCCAAAGAAGCAGATAAAGAACATAGAGTATCATTATTATCAATAGGAGAATTCATGTATATCGTATTGATTAATTCTGGAGAGTAAACATACCCAATAAAATGATAGTTCGTATCTTCAGTATTAAGTAAAATGCAATTTTTAGTTATGTCTATTTTAGGAATTTTAACTCCTGAGATAAGAGGAGTTTCGATATCTTCAAATTTTCTTTGAGATAGAGCGAGATTGTTGTTCCAAAAGTTAAGACACATTTCAATAAATGGCGATTCGCCGATATTGGGAATATTACTTTTCATATTAGCTGGGGAATTATCATCAAAATATGAGAGTATATTCTTACTATTAAATTTAATAAAATCTTCTAACCGGATGAAGGTAGAAGCGGTCTGCAATCCAAATTTAACTTTAATGTCTTTACTTCTACAGTTTCTTATTTCAATTTGAATAGTGTTAGCTAAAGCTTTTTTATAATTCTCTATTAGTGGAGGTAGGTACTTTCCATAAATTATGGAACAGTATTTAATTAAAAAACTTTGTCTTAATAGATGAGTAGCTCTACCTAAAGGATCTAGTCTCATATATTCTTGATTGACGTTAGGTTCAGACCAACCTTTTTTAAGGTTGGTACTTGTATTCACTAACATAGCTGTTTGTATTATAGAATCCATAAAATACCTTTCGTTTGTTACCTTATATAGAATAGTTTAAAAAAACCAAAACCCACTATATCATATAGGTATAAAACTTAAAATTTGGAGAAACAATGGAAACAGGAGCTTCGATATTTCTGGATGCGTTATGTTTAGCGATGCATCCTAAAACTAAAGGGATTCGTAAAATTCTTTTAGCGATGATAGGCATCTACGATACGTATAAAGAGAAAGATGAATTCCTTAAAACCGATATGGTGAGGACATGCATTGCTCTTATTTCTGAAATAATGAATGAAGAATTAGATCCCCAAAATAAAAACGATTATCAAACTACTATTTTAAAATTAGAAGAGTTTATTACAAGGGAATCTCCCGAGTTTGCCGGTAAGTTAATGAATATTGTTAATACTGGAAACAACATAACAGATATGAAATTGGATAGGTTGAAGCAGAGTTTGAATCTATGGATACTTCAATTTAAAACTAATAAATGTATTTATAAAATGTTTTCAGAATGTAATAAGAGTTTTCAAACCACTAATGAACTTAAAAAAGATATCCACCTTACCAGCGTTGTGGATTCAGCACGAGAAATTATAGATAACTTTGACAATAGAGAATCTAAAAATGTAGATATGATAGAACATATAGATTTTTCTAAAATTGAAAGCATTAAAAAAGCTTTTAAAATAAACCATACCAAAATAACAAAAGGTAGATTGAATTTAGGACTACAGGGAGTCGAAAGACTTTTCGGTAAACGAGGACCTCTCCGTGGAGAATTTATCATGTTCGCGGCACTATCTCATCATTATAAATCTGGCATTTTAATGGACATGTTAAGATGGCTCATCACTCATAATTTCCCTAAAGTTAAAGAAGGTAAAATACCGACTATAGTTTTTATTAGTTTAGAGAATGAAATTCATGAGAATATGATGCAATGGTTTAGAGCAGCATACAAGAATTATTTCAGCTCTGACGGATCAGAGCTTTCGGACGATGCAATAATAGATGTAATAAAAGAAGTGTTTAATAAAAATGGTTTTAACGTACAAGTTTTCAGAAGAATGGGAGAGAACTTTGGGTATCAAGAATATGTAAATTTACATGTTAAACTTCAAAGTAGTGGATGTGAAATAGTAGCTTCTTTTTTAGACTATATCTCAAAGATGCGATTGGAAGAAGGTGGAGTTAACGATGCTAAGAAAAGAGAGAATCTTTTAGATAAGGTAGCTGATTTCTGTAGGCATAATGCAATATTTGGAGTATCAGCTGCTCAGTTAGGACCAGCTGCTGAAGAGCTATATGCTAGTGGTAAAATAAATATAGTTAAAAGACTTACCGCTTACCATATTGCAGACTGTAAAGGATTGCGAAAAGGAGCTGATATTTTTATATTCGCACATATTGAAATAAATAAATTTACAGGAAGAAAATACTTAACTTTGAAACAGGATAAGCAACGACAAGGAGAGGAGACTCTAGAGGAAGATAAGTATTGTGCTTATGAATTTATACCAGGGAAAGGAATACTGGATGATAGGAACGGAAAGGATTCCTCTATTAAAGATATCTATGGGGAGAAGACAACTACTAATAATATCCAACTTATTTAAAATTATATATACCTATAAACCATTATGGAGGAAAAAATGAATTTAACACAGATTGATTCGGCTATGGTAACTTCTTCAGTCTTTGAAGAATTGAGGAAAATAATTAATAGTAATGAATATTCTTTTGAGAATATAGGAGGATCGGAGGAAGGGTTAGACCTAGTAGCTATTTATACTAAGGTAACAAAAAGTTTTTCTCAGACTTTAAATACTTTACAAACTAAAGTATTGAATAACTTTCAAATACCCAAATCTAATTTAACTTATTTTATTAAATCGAATAGAGCGATTATAAACAAGATAGACGGTCTATCCTATGACAAAGTAATGGATGTCGACATTCCTTGTCCTAGAGGGCTAGTAAAGGATTTTAGCGATGCTGGAAGATCGATTAATAAATTCTTTATAGATATGAGGATATCTTCTATTTTAGAAATAGCTTCTAAGCTGACAGTTTCTCTATATAAAGAATTTTCAAAAGAAACTGTTGATTTAAAAAAAATTGAAAGTCTTCTTAACGAAACATCGTTTATTAAAATAGATCCAGTTCTAGAAAAAGACTTTATAAAATTTAAAAAACTATACGACTTAGAGATAAGTGAAAGTTCTAGACCTTTCAGAACTCTATTCTCATCAATGAGAGATTTTTCCCAAACTAAAGATCTTTTAGAGGAGAATAATAAATTTATTCAGAAAGCTAATCTTATCGAAAAAGAATATTCTAAAATAGATTCTCATTTTATTGGAATGCGAGAAGTTATTCAAAATGAAGAAATAGAGTTATCTAAAAAAATAGTTCTAAAGATAATGGACGTTATAGAATTTCTAGCTAAGTATATTTCAATATATGGTACTATGTGTACTAACGCTATGGTTCTTGAGAATAACCTTATTAATATTTACACATTGCTGATCCAAAGAGAAAAGAAAAAATAACAAACACCTCACTATGTCTTTCCCGTAATAGGAAAGACATAGTGAGTCTACTATTAGTATAGGTCATTCGTTTCTTAGATATACATTATTATTGCGAATCAATAAAGATTTAAGTAATAATTAAAAGGGGTGAGGATAAACAAGAGTACGAAAAAGAGCTCGCTCACGATGAGCTGAAGCGCGACGAGCGTGCTAAAGAGCATGAAGCATACTCGCGTGAACACGTCGAGTATCGCGAAAGATTAAAACAAGAAAAAATAAACAAGAATAATAGAAAAGGGAGTACTATGCGTATAACATCAAAGAAGGTGGTTAGATCCTTCAATAGAAAATCTAAACGTGCTGAGATTAAGAGCGTTAAGGTAACCAGATCTTTAAAAAGTTCTATAGTTGACTCTATAGAGTTAGTAGTTGGAAAAGCAATAGAGTTTAAAGATTATGTAGTTACTAAGTTTTCTAAACTTAAAACTAAATTTTCTAAAATGTTTACAAAGAAAGGAATTGCAGTATGAGTAAAGTAGTAGGATCTATACCGATAGTAATATCACCCCTCTAAACGTAATGCAGATTCACCATTACATTTATGATATCGAATCAAACTAGGCTTCTAGCTAGTATAAAATTATCTATAAGAACAGTTAGAACTGTATAAAATTCAATTCGAATACAACTGCTTAAATAGTAAAACAGACATTACTATAGACGAAACCATTTATCTTATCGTGTAAACCCACGAGTGTTAATTATAATTGAAGGAGTGATATTATATGTATAATATTAATAAAATTATAATATTTATTTTTATAAGTCACCTCTAAATACATCCTTTAATCGGATGTATTTAGAGGTGTATTTTATTTTTTTTTTATTTCAAAATTTCTTATTCGAGGTATCTTTTTCCTTATTTCAAAACTAACTACATACCAAGCATCTTCTTCCATATAGTTTCTAGTTACTAAAAATGTAAATCTATAAGCGAATAATCTTGCCCACACTAACCCGCTCCACTCTACAATCTTTTTAAAAAATGACGCTATCATCCTCCTCCTCCTCTTCAATTAAACGCAACCTCTCTTGTTCTCTTTTTTTTAACCAGAACTCATCGTGGTCTTCAACATCTACTCCATCGCGACCAGACCAGAATGTTTTAGTTTTAACGTCAGATCTTTCAAATGAACCACACCAGTAACAAAATTTATTTATAGGGTTATCTGGATTTCCTATATCTTTAGCTAGACCTATAACTACGGCAGCTCCTAAAAGCACCAATCCTCCTAATACTCCCATTTACTTCTCTCCTTCTATTGCTTTAATTATATCAAAAATACTTAAATACTTTCTATGCTTATCAGTTCTATCATATCTCCAAATAGATTCACTATTTAGAACTTCATCCATCGTTAATGTTTTTGATTTTTTAATTTTCTCTACTATGACTTCCATAGATTGGGAAAAGTTTAATCCTATTTTAGAAATATCCCAATATGTTTTAATGAAATAATACCTTGCTGATAATTCCAATGCTCTAGCTACTTGATAATTTTCATTGCCTACTTTTCTAATAGTATGTCTGAAAAGTTTTATATCTGGCAAGAATACCGAATTACTTGGAGTGGTACAGTTCGATCCTTGACTACTAGTTAATCCAAAATGGTTACCGTACTCTCTAAGGTAGTTAAAATGAGTAGTGGTGTTAAGCAGCCCGTACGTTTGTGATACTACAAAAGGAAATGATATATCAGATCCTCCATTCTTACCACGATGGACTATTAAGCTTAGCGTGTGTAAATCTTTAGGAGGAGTCGATCCTAGTTTATACATAGCTGTCTTATCAGCACTCTGTAAAGTTGCCGAGGATACTTGACAGAAATTCTTAGTTAAGAAATTGTATAAAGGACCGCAATGTTTATTCTTATCTTTAGGTTTCATACTAGGCATTTGTTTAGTAGGATATTTTTCAGTGTCGCTTATAGAAGAATTCTCACCTATATGAGATAATAACATAAGAGCTATCCCGTGACGTTCGCAACGCTTTCTCATGTTTCTTATGAAAATTGTTTTTTTATTCCCATCCAGAATAAAAACTGTTTTATTTTTCTTGTCTCTCAACCCTCCCTTTTCTATCATGCTATCTTCTTCTTCACTGGACATCATTGAAAAACTATCAATATTACCAAAAGTAGGTATCCAACATTTAGCAGCTTCCCCAGTTACGACATCTTCGAATGGAGTAACGGCGGTAAACGCTTTACGTCTTTTTTGTTTTTCATTCCCTATATCTTTTAGGATTTCAAAAATAGATTCCATTCCGTAAATACATCCCGATATAAACTTGAGTCCTGGTAATTCTTTAGTCCCGCTAAGATCTAGGATACGTTGTTCGTCATAAGAGCCTTCGGTTTCATTTATTATGAGCATCGTTCCTGGATAGTTTTTTAATGCTCTAATCATCAGATCGTTAGCGAATGTTGATTTGTATGTATTGGTTCTACCACCAATCCCTATAGGAGCATTCGCTATCCCTCCTTTAATTAAGTATTCGCCATTCACCCCTTGAGTAACTGATCCGCTGAGTAAATCATACATTGTTCCTGTATTGAAAAATGTAATAGGGTATGGTCGTTCTATATTATCTAATGCTTTAAACATATATCTCCTTTTTTGTTTTAATTTGTTATATAATATAGCGAAATTCGGTTTTTTAATTCACTTTAAAAACATTCTATATAAAGGAGGAGAACATGTATTTTAATGAAGAACTTAAAGAAATAACCACGTATATTACAAAACCCTTAGTTTCTCAAACGGTGTATAAGCTCATAGAGGATTTAGGATTAGACCTTATCTTTAAAGATAAGGTTTATATCAATTCTAATAGTATGGGTGCTTCTGACTCTAGTGAAGCTTTTTCAGCTCGACCTAAACTTAAAGATAATAAATTTGAATGTGTAGCTAGAGAGGTATTCAATACTAAAAATCTTAAATGGAATAACGATAAAGGTAATGATTATAGAGGATTCAGTCTGACTCCAGTATATGAGAAAAGACAATATCCTATTTTGAATAATGAAACAAATCAGATAACGATACATGAGCATGCTATGCCAACAAATTTAGTTATGGAGTGTAAATTATATTTTATTAATAAAATAGATGCGGTAACTACACTATCAAAACTATACACCAAATATTCCGAAACGGGAATGAATATTATTAATGCTAATTTTGTATATAGTTATGCGATGCCTCCTACAACATTAGGTATTCTATTCCTTCTATATAAAATGACTAAGAAGCCACTTAGCGATTTTCTAACTAACTTAAGAATATGGTCTAATAATTTTATAAGTATGGAAGTTGGTAGGGATACAAAAAAAGATGCTGAAATAATCATTCAAAAGAATATAGCTCAAACGATAGTCAATATAGATTTCACGCAAGATGAACCTGAAGTCGAAAAATCAGCAACATCCCCAGATCTATTTATTTTAAACTGTACGCTAACAGTTCAATTCAATTGCCCCAAAATGACTATTTTACGATATCCTGTGGTTGTTAATAACGTCCTTGTTCCAGCAATGGCGATACCGGTTGTTAATAATAGTAATCTTAAATGTATCCAACCAACGTATAACGACGTATCGTTTAATGAAGGAACTAGAAATTACGATATTGGTAGTATTCAAAAGCCAGTAAAGATACCATGGTATGACGAATGGGCTCCATCTAAGATAGCTTTAACTATCTCTCAAGATTACATCCCTTTTCTAATATCGGTAGTTTTATTAGACACCCCAGATACGGTCATAGATTTAGCAGAACCTATGGCTGGAGTGAGTCTCAAAAAAGAAGTTTTAGATACTTTAAAAATACAAGGCGATGCTAGTCTTCTAAACTTTGAAAAATATAACATTTCTGTATTTTCAGATAACTACGCGTATGAGCCATCGGCTTTAACGCTTACTGGCGGAACTAAGCTGACTATCCCATGTAGGGATAAAACTAAAATTTATCATCTGGTTATATCTGAAAAGAATTACCCAGCTCCTTATCTTTTCAGATTCTACGTTCTAGACGCCACAATACTATGCCAACCTGGAGAAGAAAATGACAATACCTAGTACTATTGGAGGATCCACGGGAGTTAAAATAACTTCCAACACCAATGAATACGTCGATGGTGTAATCTCAACACGCCCAACATTCGATAAAATACTATCTGAAGAGAATTATGTTACTAAGAGTTTTTTTAATCGTAATTCGGTTAATGCTGATAGGTTTAATAATCTTTTAAAGAAACTAAAAGGATATGCGGTAGGATCAGAAATCAATACTACTTACTTCCATAAGATACACACTAATACAGCAAACAATAGTATGGATACTGATATTAGCACAGAGCTATCTCCGATACATAAAAGTTTTTTACAGATTAATAACTTTGAAATAAAATTACAAGATCAGTTTCAATTCAATTATGATACTGATAAGACGTTATCTACTATTACAGGAACAGCGTTAGTATATCCTGGGTTTGTACCTAATATGGGGGATTGTTTTATTTATCAAATAGAACCTATGAACGATGGAAGGATTTCTCTTTTTAAAGTAACACAAGCTCCTAGTAGATTAAGCATCAGAACATCTTCTTTCCATGAAGTAACTTTTGAGCTTATCAAATTCGCAACCGTAGAAGAAATAAACGATATTAGAAAATCAGTCAAAGAAGTAGCTTGGTTTAATAAGAAAAGATTCTTAACTGAAGAAACAGCCCTTATTCTTTCTAATGAAAAAATGATTCTATCGGATTCTACTTTTTTGAGGAGCATTTTACTGAAACAGTATAATAAATCTTTTTATAATAATGATATACTCCACTCTTATATAAGACCAGATGGGATCTATGATCCATATATTGTAGATTTTATAACTGATGTTTTTACTATAACTTCATGTTCTGATATCCCTCAACAGTTACTACATGAGTATGCTAATAAAGAAAAAACAATATGGAAGAAACTACAATCTACGAATGCTATATCTTGGCAGAATGTGGATCTTTTCTATTACTCAATGCCGACTCTTTATACTTTTGCAGATACTACTATTTCAACACTAATAAACAAAAACCAGTTATCTATATGTAAATTCATAGCCGGATCTAAAAGTAAATATCCTGTTTTTAAATATTTCCCTTTCTATATAGGGATAATGGGAGATTACGCATCTACGGATTTTGAAAAGATGCTTTCTCAGTATTTAAATAATCAAACTATTAATCCAACTAATGTTTTTACTCTATGTAAACTACTACAAGAATGGAACGATTTCACCGAGATAGAACTTTTCTATATGATACCAGTACTTATTCATTTCCTTAATGAAATAATTTTAAGTATTACTACAGGGAGAGATAATATAAAAATAACTACATCCTCAGATATAGAAAACTTTATAAGCGAAGTTAATACTCCAGTTATATTAACTGAGAATGATCTATTACCTATCAACGTTAAGGTTCAAGTAAGTGAACCTTTAGTTCAAAGTACGATTCCTGAATGTTTAGTTATAGGTACCACTTTAAATGTCACCAACACGTCAATAGGTGTGGTGTATATTTACAGCAATATCTATATAGCAGAACAGCAAATAGTTGAATTCTCAAAGACAGGAGTCAAGAGTAATAGATCTGCTATACCTCTAGGGACTCTACTCGTAAACGGCAACGTCACCTTAGTTTTGGTAGATGTTGAAAACTCAACTTGGCTAGCTGAAGCCAGCAATGGTTTTATTTTAAATTAAGGTGTGATTTTATGGAACTTTTAACAAACCTGTCTAACTATCTAATTGAAGAGAATGGGGATCTTTCGTTGGATACCGAAAACTCATTCAAAAGAGTTCACAATGAAGCTCAGCGAGTTAATATTCTAAACAAAAGCGGTATTTTAAGTTTAGATAATATTCAAGTTATAAGATCTACAGTCGCCATGAGTGTGTATTTAAGGATGGATTATTTACCATTTAAAGAATTCATTATAGTAAACACTTCTAGCTTCCCAGTGACTTTAAAATCTAATTGCTTATCACAAGGACAGACTGTATTCCTTTTAAATAAAAAAATTACTTCTATGAGATTTTTGAGTACCTCATTTGGAGATTTGGGACAAGACGGATTCGTGAGGCTTAAAGTAACCGATCCCATAAGTTCCCTTTTTCAAATTATAGGAAGTAAAGGATTTTCTTTTAAAATGGGAGGGTTACGATGAGTAAAGATTCATTCCTATATGACGATCTTTTTAAAGCTTTGGAGAATAGAACTTTCGAAGTGGTAGTACCTGAAACTTACACTCCTGCTATATCTAAATTTTGTTTAGAAAACAACGTAGAACCGTTGGATAGTTGTGAGTATGGGGAATCTATTACTTATATCTCAGTAGCTAAAATCGTAGATCTAGTTTTTCTTGGTGTCCCTTTCTCATTAACTGACCCAGCTGATTTTTCTGAAATAGTTTTTATTTTAGGAGAGTATATAAAAACGGTTAGGGAAGTAACAATAAATTGTCCTTCAGTTTTAAGTGAGGTGAGTATTGAGTTAAAGCAATTTATAAATAGATGCCCAGCTGCTTATGAGAAACTAGAGTATTTTGTTCCTAAAGATGCTAAGTTACCAACCCCTAAAACTCTACTGGATCTAGTAGAGCCGTTTATATAAGGAGTAGGCTATGATAGGTGTTAGTAAAACAATGGATAAAGCCGTTAAGGAAATACTGGCTGATCCTCAAACCGGAGTTTTCCAAATCGTTTTGGAATTTAACTCTAAAGATAAAAAGAACATCCTTACTGTAGATAGACTATTAACTGATATTCTAATAGAGCAGGATTTCAATGCTAAATTCAGTGATATTTTCATGGTATTCTTTAAAGTAACTATCCAGCAATATTTATTACTCTTTAAACATTTCCAAGGACTTACCTGTACTATTTTAATTTCTAACGCGTCTAACGAGACTGTGAATAAAAGCTCCAGTCCGTTTTTTCAGTATACTTATAGAGTGGTTATTAAAAATATGGAAGATCTTTTTAAAGAGATTTCAGCCAACGCTCTGGAAGACGTTGACGGAACCGGAGCAAGTCTTCAATACGAAGATACTTTTATAGATTTAACAGT